TGGTCCAACATAAACATTGCCAGACCAGCCACTCGCAGCCTGACCATCATCAGGAGGGAAAGAGAGAAGAGAGATTACATTATCAGTGCCCAATGCAAACTAAATGATAGGAAAACTGAAGAATCCAATAGGCGTTCAGAGTAAGCAATGTAGAAAACAGTAAATACTATTGTACCAATTACTGTCCCTTAGTACTAGTCTTCAGGTGGTCGATGAGGAAGCTGTAGGTATGGATTCGTGTAGTAATAGTTAGTTTCCTGCGGGACAACAAACTATAGGCTATGCATCGTATTGTTAATCAGACAGTTAACAGACAATCATTTCGGTAACGCACTTGAATAAATAAATCTCTCTTCTCTCTTCATTAATCTATGTAAATAGAAAGGCAAGTAAATGGAAGAAATAAGCCCAGGGGTTACCTCAGTTACTGCTGAGGAAGCAAAAGAAATAGTACTTGGTACTGAACGTATAGTAGATTACACCGCAATTGGTATGTCTCCATATATAGAAGGCCCTGTATTTCTAACTAAAGAGTTGCAAAGCCATGCGGAGTTTAGCCAACGTGCCGTGTGCATTGCAGTAGTAGACACAAGCTCAGGAGGCAGGCTACAAAAAGTATTTTGGTACACAGGTAATCACATGTTTCCTAAAGAATACTTAGAAATGGCGGTAGACAATAAAGAAACTGTTGTAATCTTCGCTAATTATCCTGAAGAATTTACACTTGAAGACGTGCAGTCCAGGCTCAATTTCATACTTCCACCAACAGGTTGTACGCCTATGTATAGAGACATCTTGTGGGTGCGAGGTTCCAAAATGGGGTCTTACATGTGTGAGGACACTGAAGACTGCTGCCCTAAAGAAGGTCATGATCTCAACACTATAGGAGAAGATAACAATGCCTAAGAAAATAAAGAAAAAGAAAGTCAAACGACTCATCAATGACCTAGTTAAGATGATTGAACTTGCTGACCTTGCTGAAATAGAAGATGCAGACCTTGATTTGTCTGATTACCATCGTGGTTCAGCAACAGGCTTACGTGCTGCACTCTCATTAATCAGTGATAAAGATGTGCCTCAGTACGCAATCATCAAGCGTGGAGATGCGCTCTCATATCGTTTCATGCCATATGAAGAGACCGGCGTAGCTAACATAGTGCACGCACGCTTAGAGTTACAAGAGCCAGAATTCGCATTAGATTTTTGCGACTAATACCTTAAGGAGAAACATCAATGCTCATTCCAGAGGATATGCAATGGGATTCATTTGATGAAGACGAGGAACCAAGACTCACAAACGTATCACCGTACGATCGGATACGTTTGTGGTTTGAAGAGGGAGGTAGTGAGGGAGGCAATCCCTTGTGGGCTCAGTTACTCAACCCAGCAGTAGATGCATACGTTGCTACCAAAGAACTGCTTGCGTATCTAGCTGATCGTGGAATACATTTAGATGAGTGGCCTGAAGAATACGATTCAGCACCATTATTGCGTAGATCACCAAGGCTCCAACATAAACAACAATAACATTCCCTAGGTTAGCTGCGGCTCAACCGAAAGGATAATAACTAACAGGCAATCATAAAGTATCACTGAAAGAGGGTATAGAACGGTAGAGGTGCCAAGCTCTGTAATAACTTTTTACAACTGGGCCTGCTCCGGTGAGGACTCGGAAGTTAACGCATTATTCGTGAGTAGTTAGTTATTAAGTCTCGCTGTGGTTGCTGAAAATCAATCACAGCGAGACTTTTTCATCCCCTAAAGCAAGGAGCAAATATGTTCATAGACCGTCAGCAATTCGAACCTCCGGATGAGGAAGAAATAGAAGCTTATGCGGCGTTCTCGACTGCTGTCATGGAAAACATTGAGTTAAATTGCTCTCTGTTTGACGCAATAACGAATTGGTCTAAAGAAAGGATGATTGCTTATCAGCAGGCATTTGTAATGATAAATGCAGCAATAGACCCCGACTCGTTCGGGATTGAAGACTAGTTACACATTAATGTAACTATAACAAAAAAAGAGAAAAGAGATACTAACTATGGCAATTTCCGTATTCACAGAGTCATACGACGCTACTATGGGCAACCATCGTCGCCAAGTAATGCTCGTGCCAATCGATGGTACCGTTCGCGTGTACTCTCGTGTAACCGATGGTGCTAAAGGTCCACACAACAAGTGGCTCGAAACCAACATCGAAGCACTGGGCGATGACTTCTATGCTAACGAAAAGCTAACTGCTGAGCCAGTAGGCATTCAAGTTACCGTGTCTGATGAACGTCAGATTCGTGAGCTTGGGTACTCACCTGTTCTCGGTACCAAGTCAGTTGCTGCGCACGGTAACTCATCCACAACTACGGATGATTCTGTTCAGCGTGTCTTTAAGTTGTACGAAGCTATCATCAATAACGATGATAACCTAGCCAACATGATTATTGACCGCCGTAAGGAAGTAACAACCTTTGTTGCTCCTGCTGCACCACAGCCTGCACCTGTTACCCAAGTAACTACCGAAGCACAGGTTGAGCAGTTTGAAGCACCTGTCATCCATGCAGCGCTTGCATCCATCCCCCGCAAGGAATTGGATGACCGCTATGTCCATCGTGACCTAGCCGGCGGCGTTGAGGATTACAAGGCTTACGATTACGCTCGTGCCAATCACCTCAACGTGTTGATCTATGGTCCTACCGGTCCTGGTAAGACTACATCAATCGAAGCATGGTGTGCTGCACGTAGCCTGCGCTTGGCTCAGGTATCAGGTAACGCTGCTCTTGAGCCTAGCCACTTGTTCGGTCGTCTTGTGCCAGATGGTCACGGCAGCTTCGCCTGGGTCGATGGTCCAGTGACTGACGTTGTTCGTAACGGCGGTGTTCTTAACCTTGATGAGGTCAACTTCATCTCACCTAAGATCTACACCGTGCTGTATCCATTGTTGACCAGCCAGCGTATCATCTCGCTGCTTGATCACCACGGTGAAGTTATTGAGGCTCATCCAGACCTCACTATCTTTGCCACAATGAATCCAGACTACATCGGTACCGGTCAACTCAATGCTGCGTTCCGTAACCGTTTCGACATGCAGATCCCTTGGGACTACGACGAAAAGGTAGAGTCCAAGCTAGTCAAGTCCAAGAACCTCTTGGTACTTGCCAAGCAGTTGCGCACTGAAGCAGACAAGGGCCAGTACGAGACACCCATCTCAACCAACATGTTGATTGAGTTTGGTGAACTTGTACAGGGACTCGGTTACGACTTTGCGGTTGAGAACTTCGTCGCTCACTTTGCGAATGAAGAGCAGCCGTCAGTTCGTCTCGTGTTCCAGACTCACGAGTACAACCTCAAGCCTGACTTCGGTATCGAAATCAAGCCAACACAAACAACCGCTGAAGACATTACCAATGTCAATGCGGAGCGTGAAGAGGGTGCGGGACAGTTCATCCCCCCAGTTCTTCAGCAACCAAATGCAGTCACTAACCCAGTGATTGTAAACATCTAACTATCCATTAGTTAGTACAGAGAGAAGGTAACGACATCTACCAAGACAATTTAGGTAGTGGAAACTACTATGCGCCCAAACCTAGCACTGATGCAGATGCACAAGAGCTAGCAGTTCGTTTAGGCTCATTGTGTCGTGTCTACGAGCAGACTGACCGCGTGCTTACTCAGGATCCAATCCAAGTACACGTAGTCAACGATGGTCAAGCACCGGCATGGTCTGACGGTTCAGATATCTACATCAACAAGTCTGAGATTGAGTTCTTTGATCTTGAGGAATTGGTGCAGATTAATGGGCTTAACTACCATGAGCTTGCTCATCACTTGTATTCACCTCGCAAGGGTACATCGATTATGCAATGGATTATCGAAAATGATAATATCTACGGCGGTTACATCAGTGCCGCTAATGTGCTAGAAGACCAGCGCATTGAGACATTGTTCACTGCTCGGTATCCTGCTATTGTTCCGTATCTAACGAAGACAATCCTTCGTTGGTTAGCGGATAGCCCAGAAAAAGTAGCGTCGAACTACATAGCAATTCGTGGTCGCCAATACTTACCTCTTGAGTTACGTATCGCATTCCGGGATCAGTTCTTTATGCCTAGTCTGATCCCAGTAGCAGCGGAGATCATCGATGAGTATCGTACTCTTCACTTCTCCAAAGATTACGCACGTGCTCAAGAACTTATCAAGCGCTTTAAGGAGGAAGTGCTAGATAAGATGGACCTACCTAATTCCCCACCACCAGCTGATGGCGGCCCATCAGGCTGTGGGGATAGGATGCCTACAAAACTGGGTAGGCCAGAGCCTAGCAAAGCCCAGCAGCGTGACTCAGACCGTGCCAAGGGTCAGGGTAATCCTGAGCCTGAGTTCATCTACAAGCCCCAAGAAGTTAGTGAGGGTAACGAAGATGACCCCAAAGTAAACAACGTAGACGGCAATGCTCTTGATGGTGATGAAATGGCGCCTGGAGCAAACAACAACTTCAAACCGCCTACTACGGTTCAAGAAGCGTTAGATGCTCGCAACAGCAATCTAGAATCATCACCTGACATTGGTACGGGGCATGCCCCAAGCCTTGGTGGCATCCCAGACAACCTAGCAAAAATCATGCAGGATATTGAAGACAGTATCTACGATCGTAAGGACGTACAAACTGACATCAAAACCAAGCAACGCGTGATCATTGGTGGCGACGGTAAGCATGATGACAACATCAAGCGCGGCAAGTACGATTCAATACCTGCCCCAGCTAATGTAATCATGTCTGCTCGTCGCTTTGCTCGTGAGCTAGAGCGTCTCAAGCAAGAGTGCGAGCCAGTGTGGCAACGTGAAATGCCAGCCGGTCGCATTAATGTGCAGCGCATCATCAAGGGTTGCGAGATTGCTGAAGCCTTTGACCGTTGGGAAGAGGGGGTTGATGGGACAGACATTGAAGCAGTAATGCTTATTGACCGTTCCGGCTCTATGAGTAGCAACAATAACGACATGCGTGCTTCCGAAGCATCATACGTTATCAAGCGTGCTATGGAGCAAATCAAAGCCCCAGTGACTATCTACTCATTCGATGAGAGGGCAGAGCTTGTAGCTGATCGTGCCCAAAAGGTAGACAAGCTCAACTTGCCATTCATCTTTGGCAATGGTGGTACTGATCCTAAGACAGCATTAGTTGGTGCTGAGCGGTTGCTCAAATCCAGCCGTGCTAAGTCTAAGATCTTGTTCTTGGTCACAGACGGTCAGTTCAACCATGCGGGCAATGATGAGATTATCCAACGTCTCAACTCTATGGGGGTACTCACAGCAATGATCTTGATTGCTACACCGTCTGAGCTACAGTACTACAAAGAGCATTACGAAAGGACCAGTCAAGATATGTTCCATGAATGTTCTGTTCGTGGTGTTGTAGAAACTGCTGCAGACTTACTACCGTTTGCCAAGCAAGTAGTGACTAACACAATCAAGAAATCACTGCGTCGTTAATATATATCGTTGGGCGGGCGTGTAACAGCGCCCGTCCAACATAAACAAGGAGAAACAAATGAACCGTGCACGTGTTAGAGACTATAGCTCAGCAGAACGCTGGCTACAAGGTGCTCGAACAAAAGATAAAAATGAACGTACGCTGTACGAACCTGGCGTTAGGTTAGTACGCACATCGCCTACAGAAATTAGTGTTGTGCTTAAATGGTGGGGGTTTAGCAGTAGCAATAACCGAGCTATAACTTATCGTTCAGACGGCGTTACTATTCTACATTATGGTGCAAGGTACCAATCAGTTCGTCGCATTTACATGGAGTATGTCAATAACTTAACCATGGTGATACGCAAAGGCAGCCTAATTATTAGCTTACCAACTGATGGGTGTACACCTAGTAAAATTGGTAGTTGTCGTACCTGCAAAGGAGTAGGTAATTTTGCACGTAATTGCCCTGGCCCAAGCAGTTGTACCGACATGATTTGCCCTGTGTATGCAAAAGCAAGGGGTTACCTGGAGCAGGCTTACGCCTTAAGTTTTAGGGACGCCTCCCGTATGGACTTGTATGAAAAAGCCCGTAGGCTATCACACAGCCATGGTACTTGCAATCATGGTAAATCTAATCAACATATGGCTTACAAAGATCGTTACGATTGTTACCGTTGCAACGGTACTGGCAAGGTTGATTACGGTAATAAGAAACGTGGCCGTGTGTGGTCAAATGGAGAAGACATTGGCATTGATGCTGATGGAAATTACATAGAAATATAAGGAGAAACTATGTACGTAGTTACAAACACGGACAATGAGATTGGTCCTTTTGACACGTATGAGGATGCTGTTAGCTTCATTGCTAAGGTAGAAGAACTATCCCCCTCAGGTGACGCAGGTCTAGAAGTTTTAGACTTAACCAGCCCAGAAGAATGGCTTCATGAAAATATGAATGACATTCTTATGGCTAATTGTTAGGAGATAACATGGAAGAAACAACAGAGAAGACTGCAAAAGAACTTGCTGAAGTAGCAACACATTTTGTAGTCAACACCATACATAAAGGTATTTACGATTATTCCTTTGATCAAATAGTATCAAACCTACGTACCGTAAAAGGACGGGACCAATACTTCTTAGCTTTAGTAAATGAAAATCTTGACCCCAATGATTTCATAGCATGGTGGACTGTTAATAAAAATTATTTATCTTACCAAGACGAAGATATAAAAGTTGCCATGCTTACACTACTTGCAGGAGTAGCACTTTACGACGACAAAATTTCCTTAGTTAAAGACGCAATAGATAGTGCTAAAAAGTACGTGAGTTGTATCGACGACCTCCCATCGTTGTGCAAACTATTTACTTTTTGCATTACAAACGACAATGCAGCAAGTGTTTGGAGGGATTCGCTTAAAGCAACTCTGTTGCTAGAGTCTCAACCAAATAAATAATAACTAAATATGGGAGGGGAAACATGATACGAATAGTAGACATCAGTATGACATTACATGTAGATGATTGTCGTGATATCGACCTTACTGATCGAACAAACTGGAATGTTATTCTCATCGACAGTGCTAACAATTGCGTCATCCTTGACACTGAGTTAGACCTGCCGGGCGAGCAGTCATTCCAGCCAAGTATTACTGTAACCTAAAGGTAAGAGGCTCCAGACTAAAGCCGTTAGTCTGGAGCCTCTTATTAGTTACGGGGATAACTACACACCTTGGAGGAGGTTGTATCTCAATCTTATCTGACTTAAGTAGTGACCCCCACAAGACAATTAAAATACCTTAATGGTTAACAACTCGTTTAACCAACGTAAACAAAGGACGCCCACATGCAATACGAAATCACACAAGTAATAAGCTATTTAGTAACAGCTGAAACATCGGATGAGGCTTTATTAAAAGCAGCTAACCATCCAAAAATAGGAATGTCTCCATGGCAAGAGGATGGCATTGAACTTTATGATGAACGTTTAGAGATCAATGGCTACTAAGCGTAGTGCAAGCGTCTATGTCACAGGTTGGTGTGGTGGCATAGAAGAATACAAAGAGCATGAAAAATGCCCATACGAGACTACTCAACCTGGTCTTGTATGTGGCTGTAGCTGTCACAATGTGATAGATTCATAGGGCATTGTGAATGCCCGCCCTCGTAGCTCAGGGGATAGAGCAGCAGGTTTCTACCCTGCGTGCCGCTGGTTCGAATCCAGCCGAGGGCACTAAGGAGTAGGGTGCAGTCGAACATAGCAAAATGTAAGTCGCAATGCGTCAAAGTAGCGAACGTTTCCGGCTGGCCCTACTCTTTCTACACAAAAAACAAGGAGGAACAATGGATGAGCAATGGTTAGATGAGTCTATCTCATGGAGTGCAGAAAACTTAATTGGTATGCATTACATAACGGATCAAGATGATTGGGAAGAGTTTAAAAACTCTGTAGAAGAGTTTGTACAAAATTACTTAGAGGAGTTAAATTATGAATGAATATAGAAAAGTAATTTTTGCACTAGCAATGATCTCTCCAGATAAAGAGATACGCCGGATTGTTCGTGAGTTGGAACGAGCCGGCTTTGTTGTTAGTAAGAAAGGTAATAAGCACGTCAAAGTACTTAACCCCGTAACGAAGCAACAAGTATCTATCCCATCTACGCCAGCTGGCAATGGCCGCCAACGCCAAAACATGTACATGTCACTACGCCAAGTAGGCTTTGACGTGTCAACACTCAAGGGTACCAACCAGAAGAAAAAGGAAAAGACAGATGGATAACACAGAAGAAATCATGATCAAGATTGTTAAAGCATCTAACGATCTAGTAACTAGCGTGTTAGATGTAGTAATGAAAAGCGCAATTGAATTCTCAACAATTGACGTAAATGGAGAACGTCAAGTATCAGTTCTTAACCTGATTGGCGTCATAGAAAGCGCTAAAACAACAATTAACAAGAGGGACAATGGTTAATACTTTTTTACCTGTAGCTGACTACGAAGAGTCAGCTAAATTACTAGACTATCGTCGTTTAGGTAAGCAACGTGTAGAAGTACTACAGTTACTAAAAGCTAACTTTGGCTTAACCAAGGGTTGGGTAAATCACCCAGCTGCTGTAATGTGGCGGGGGCATGAAGTAGCTCTTGGCTTGTACGGCATAGCAATGTGTGAAGAGTGGATCGATCGTGGGTTCAAAGACTCTTGCACTGACAAGATAAATGCTTTAATAGATGAGCATACCAACCGTAGGGTTGTCATGCCTCATTGGTATAGTAACGAGTACTTACATAGATCCCATCAATCTAACTTACTACGCAAAGACCCTGTGTTCTACGGCAGGTACGGCTGGGACGTGCCCGACAACCTTGACTACATATGGCCTGAGCCTGGGCCTATACGAGTAGTACAAGGTAACTTAGATAAAGTACTACGCGTTCAAGACTTAGACGAACATACTTTGGAGGTGCTACGTGCTGAATCGTTTATATAGTTGGATTTATAACTGGGCTCTAGGAGTTAAAGACGGAGAAGACGGTGCTCGCACCGATACCTACTATCTACAAGAATGGGAATAATAATGAAGCATAAAATTATGCATGTACAGTACTATTGGGTTGAAGCTGAGTCAGATGCTGCTGCCGCTATAAAGTGGCAAGAGCATAACAAGATTAACACCACTCTATGGGAAGATGGTGACGTTAAGTTGTATGACAATTACATAGAAATAAATGATCAAGGCTTTAAAGATTAACCGCTAAAACAATAGCCCCCGACCATAAGGCCGGGGGCTATTGTTTATGTTGGGCTCTTAGGGCTTGCTAGGGATCTCGCATGTGTCTGTGGTGCAGTAGGCTTCACCAGCAGCATCTAGCGCGTTCTTCTTGTAGATGCTAGCTAGGCTGATCTTCTTCAGGGTACCTACATAATTCTTGTATTCGTCTTCTGAAATTTCAGTGTATGGCTGCTGTGGGTAAACGTCCTTACCCTGTGGCAGGAACGATACCGTCTTCAACCGGCCTTCGTACATGTGTAGAATTGTACCCACATGCTTGGCCTCTTCTTCTTTATTAAAGCTGAGAGTTACTGACACTGAGTTGTCTGACCAATACTGCTGCGCGAATGCTGCCAGGTTAGCCTTTTCAAACAATGAAACGTCACCCTCAGGGCGCACTGCTACCGATTTAACTGGGAAATATACCACCACAGTGTTCTCGGGATCTGTAATAGAATCTTCAACAAGGTAACCTGCCTTTTCAAATAGGGGAACCATAGGGTCTAGTTTAGAGAACCTAATGGAGCGGAGTACGTATTGCCCACCTACAGGCCAGTGAACTCCAGGAGTTTCACCAGCAAGAATTGATACCGTGCCGGATGGCTTTACGGTTGTAGTCTTTACTGACTCACGGATACACAACCATTCAGAGTACATAGTGTCCCACTTCTGTACTACATCGTAGCCCTTGTCTAGCCAGTCACGAAGAACTGGAAGGCCCTTGACGTCAGCAAACGCTGCTAAGCCAGATACTGAGCAGCCAATACGACGGTTACGCTGCATGATTGCGTTAGTTTCTTCCCAATGTGTAGGTAGAAGCGTAACAGTCTTGGCATAAAGATATGCAAACTTAAGAGTACGGTGGAAATCTTCTAGGCTGTCGTGACGGTTGATATATGTTTCTACCAAAGTACAGCATTCGTATGACTCTAGGCTTTGCTCTGCGCAAGGGTTGTACCCTGCTACACGAGTGTCTTTGTTATTAATTGGGTCATTTAAACGCCCATACTTACGAGATACATCAAGCCAAATGAATCCTGGCTCACCGTTTAGCGCAATATTCTCTACAAATGGGGTGTAATCCATACCAACTGTAGCTTCTAAAGAGTTGTTAGACATCCAACCCCAACCTGGCTTTTTTGGATCGTAAGAGTTACGGGTTGGGAATACCTCTGCATTCTTAGCATTGATAAAGTCCACATCATCTGGCTGGCCAAGAGCTAGCTCGGCTGAGCGGCGAACGTTACCGGATACAACACAGACTCCAATGAGATTAGCAATATCAGTAATCATAATTGAATCTACTGACTGACCAATCTTAGACTCAAAGAGATCTACCAATTGCTTGTGCAACTTAATCAATGGCTCAGGGCCTGAGGATGTTCCACCAAATCCCTTGATTGGGAGACCAGCTTCACGAATCTCACTATAATCAAAGACCATAGTTGGCATATCCGCCTTTAAATACGTATTGATCAAAAGAGCTGTAGAGTCGCGCCAACCCTCACGAGAGTCAAGAATCTTCATCTCGTAAGTTTTATCTGTTGGCTTGTGGACTGTGAATCCCTTGTCCTTACCCTTAGTGTCAAAACCTACCCCAATTCCGAGCATAGATGCTTCCATTAGGAACGCAAATGGTTTGGCAGGATTGTGCTTGGTCATTGAATCAGTAGAAACAAAAGCACAGTTCTGCAGAGCAGCCGAGTTCTTCTTTTCCATTACATACTCAGTACCCATCATCCAAAGTCCACGACCTGGAGGTGTCCACTTGAGGTTAAACATGCGGTCAAACGCTTCTTGCGCAGATGCCTGAGCCTGTACACCATTCCATGGCAGACGGCTATTCCAACAATGATCTTTCTGAATTGAGTACATACCCTCAATAACACGACGACATACATCTACCCAAGTTTCCTTGGTACCGTCAGCTTTTAAACGAGAATACGTGCGCATAAAAGTAATTTCTCCAATGGAGTTTTTACCTGCGTCGGTGTAACCCCAAGGCACCGGTTGGCCCTCATATGAAGCGACAAAGTCATCGGTTAGTCGAAAAGAAAACACACTTACTCCTTATTTTTAGTTGCTGAGTTCATAACTCTAGTAGCACTTTATAAAATGTCAAATTAGACAAACTTAATTCACGTGGTTATAGCACTGTTATCAGGTAGCAGTGCAAGTCTTAATCTATAGAATCAGAGATGATTCTAGTAACCTGTTCTTCGCCCAAACCCCCGTTAGGAAGGTCCTTTAAAGGGGCTGCTTTATCACCAAATAAATTACTTAAAACGCCCCCGCTAGTTTGACGTTCAACAGTCATCCTAACGAACTCATTGTTAGATTCTAACTTCTTTAGCTGTTCTACTAACTTGAATAGTCTATCAATTTCTTGACCAGTATTTGGGTCAGGGTAGCCACCATTTAATTCCTCAGAAAACCTTGCAAATGCTACACGAGCGCCCTGCATTTCAATGATTGCATTAAGCAATGCGCGTAGTTGATCTTTGGTTTTTACCTCTACTGGAAGACTAAAAGAACAAGCGCTTTGAGGCTTGAATGCAGGGCAGTTTGATGCCACAAAACAGGTGTCACATTGGCGTAAAGATACACTATTAGAACTGAGTACTGGGACACTCTTTATGACTGTTCTACCGTCTGAATCATGGTCTACTACAGTACGATTTTCTACCCCAAAAACGGGCAAAGTTTTCATCTCTGATAGAGGAATTTGTGCAAGTTCTTTCCGCACCTGAACCACACTGTTATCAGGGTTATTACCCCCTGTTTCCGCGTCACCGGGATCATCTATGTAATCGCTGTTATCAGATAACAGTGGGTCATTGTTGTCCAATGTCTTCTCCAATTCTAAGTATGACCAAATTGCGAGGTTAGTTACCTCATTAGGATCATCTTCAAGTATCTTATCAAAATCTAAGCCTGCTTCCTCAATGATCCTTTTGTAACGTGGACGGGCTTGATCCTTCATCTTTTTTGGGTAACGAACTAACTTTTTACCATCCCATACGATAGTCTCGCCCCTCATCATAGGACTTAGCCATGACAAAGTGCTGGCCGTTTCAAAGGGAACTTGACGCATATTATCGGGTTTTGCACAAGCAATAACATGCACGTTAAATTCGTACTGATGCCCTAAAGCTCGCACCTTAGCTGCTAGAGCTTTATCAGATTCTACAAACTCACCTGGAATAGCAAAATTACTATAATTTTTAGCCAAATGCGCTAAGTCAATATGACCACCTGACCATACCGGCCAAAACATGCCTTCAGGAGTGTATTCCCAGAAAGTTTCCCGCTGAGTTTTAGTCCAGGCATCTCCAAGAGCTGGGTTAGTAAATTCGGTAGCTCCAGAAATTCTATCCTCATTGAGAGATACCCAGTCTTGGTATTCCTCACAGTATTCTTCGAGCTCTAGTACAGATAGCCCAGCTTTAGCCGCAGCTGTAGTTCCGCCGTCCACGTACACCTTGACATCATCAGGATATCTTTCTGATAATAGATAGTCTTTGGTCTTAGGTAAACCCCTACGCTTCAGGGCCCAGTAGTTAAGCCCAATAGCTTTAACGTTATTACGGATGAGCAGTTCTCGGTTAGAAGGTACTTCACCGCCCAGAAATATAATCTCCATGGCCTACTCCCAACGCTGCCCTTCTTCATTCATCTGCTTTGTGTACATCTCGGCAAGAATTTCTTTTTGTCGTTCTTGTTCTTTAGTAATTACATCCCAAGGTTTAATATCTTTATGGGTTTGAAAATATTTAGGTGTAGAAACTAGCAAAGTGGGTATTCCATCAGCAAGTACTTTGGCGCACATTTCGGGGTCAGAATCAATAAATAACTCTAACTTTTCTCCCTGCTTTACTAGATCTATGTGTCGAAGACGCAACTCTTGCCCACTGTAGAAGTTTTTATTGGTGAGCACGTCTGCGTAATCAAATAAATAATTAGTTTTTAACCAATGATCCGTTTTTTTAAGGTCATCATCTATAGATAAAACAATTCTGTAAGAAGATAGAAGCGTTCTATAAAGCTTAAACCCCTCAGGAATAGGGTCACCGTTTTCTTTCTTTAAAACACCTTCTATGCTCATTAAAATGGTCATTGAGTAATCCTGTAGGTGGCGCTGCGGCGAATCAATACGTCTGGGCTAGGCATCTCTACGCCATACATTTCCAAATCATTGTTCTTAATAGCCTCGTCGCGGTAATTTTTAATTAACTTAAGCGCTTGTACAATCCCAGATTGTTTACCTGCTTGCCAGCGGTAATTGTTAAAGTCTGCGTAACCTGCCCCAGTCTTACTAAAAGCAGTCTTACGACCAGTGTGTAGTTCCTCATAAAAAGCGGCAGACTGATCAATTGCCATCCTGAGCTTACGCTCGGCATTAGCTCTTGTTATAGGGTTATTAAGAGAGTTTTTAAACTCTGAGTATGCCTGAGAATACTTTTTTACTAACCCAACAGCAGTTTCTTCGTCTTTAGAAGTACGCTGTTCCCACATTTTTGAGTAGGGAGGGTTTTGGGAACGACTAGGCTCTACAGTCCAGGTGTCATTAATTAGGTCATACGCTGCATAAGGGTTGATGTCAACAATATTTGACTGGGAATTTACGTAAAAAGTTAGCTCGTAACCCTCCCAGTTCGAGGTGTCTGGCATTAAATCTCTGTGAAAAGACTCGTTAAACATCTTAGAGATTTCAACGTCACTTAAACCTGAGTAATCAGAATTAAAACGCCTAAAAGTAACATAATCAATGCCCACTAGACAATCTAGATCTCCAGGGGATCTAGCACTTTCCCATTGATATGAGACTCCAGACCCTGCAAGCCAGGCAGATATCCAACGATTTGGGTCTTGGTAAAGAACAGCAAGGTGTTCAAACAACATTCTTAGAATGCTATTTCTGACCCAAGAGCGAATATGCATCCCCTCAAAAAGATTAGGATCTAATCCTGAGGATGGGTCGCTAAAATAAGATGTTGAGCTGGGTGAAACATTTACATCATCTCCATTAAAAGAATTAAGATATGACATTTACTCATCATCCTCTTCTTCATGAGCTGAGGTTACCTTAGCCTTCTTTTTATCTAACTCTGCGTCAATTTCCTCATCAACATTAACTACTGGAGTAACATAGCCACAACGAATGTGGGCATTAGCAAACCTCCAGATTAGATGCCAAATAGGCTCGACATACTCCTCTTGCGTATCCAAAGAGAAAGAAGAGGTACATGAACAAGCCATTTCAACGTACATATTTGGCATCCAATCCGAATAGGTTATTCTGCAGCTGGTGCAGAGTTATTTTGTGCGGACATAAGAGCTGTGAGGGTGTACTCACCGGCTGCTTGTGCCTGAAGATCCATGAGAATCTCTGAGATGTAACGGCGAACTTCAATCATTGTTGCTTCGCGCTTTACATCAAGACGTAGAGCTTCGGTATTACGTTCCAAGTAAACCTGGCCACCCTCACCAATTGCTACAATAAAAGCTGCCTCAATTACAGGCTTATCTGCTTCTACTGCTAGTTCTTCTTCAATAGCGTCAATAACTTCATTCTTAATCTCTGACATTTTATTCCTTATACATTCCAGCAGCATTGCGCTGCTTAGTCATTACTACGGATTTTACTGGACAGAAGTCACAAAGGTACACCCTTGTGCTTGCTGAACTCTTGGCTGACATTAGCCCTGCATCTTTACGCAGGGCATCTGTCTTAGGTAACAGACGCTTAGTTTCTGACTTCCAGTCAGAGCAGCTATCTGTAGGGCGAAGATGGGTTGCGTAACACGTCATTGCATCTTCATAGAAGGTAGCACGAGTCTCGTAGTAACCTGCGTCTAGGTTATCTAGACCGCCTGAGATCTGATCACGCATTTGGCGGATAATTTCTTCACGCTGTGATTGTACAGACCAAATACCCACGGGTACTTTAAATACTGTGCCCTTGTGAGGTACGCCAGCACTTTGATGAGGCTCAATTAAGATCTCTAATAAAAGATCATCTTCTGGGTTACCCTCAAAGTCTGGAAGCTCTTCAATAGTTTTGCAATTCCAGCAGTAAAGAATACGAATTTTAGGGCCATTGTCAATAATTTCTTTAACAGGCCCGCTATCGGCAGAGGGTCGCTGACCCTGCCCAATAATCGGTATGCTCATTAGCTCTCCTACGTAGGTTACACGTACTACTGTACATGCAGTTTGTAGGATTATCCGCAATTACTGATTGTTATTTTATTCTTCAGGAAATAGCAGTTGACCATGTTTTGGGCATTGAGCGTGTTGGGTACCTAAATCACATTTTAAATCGCACTCTGGGTTTCCAGTTTCTTCTGCTTTAGCTAGGCTTGCCCAGGCATCATCGCGGCTAATAATACCCTTTTTCCATACTTTTCCATTAGGATCTGGGGTTACTGTAGCATATATAGGAGCTTGGTTTTGATGTTTTCTAATTTGGTCTTGATGAAATCTTGCCCCTCTTGTATCACCCATGGCTACAGCTTTTTTATGCTCAGCCGTATGGTGATCTACATAGTCTGCAGGAGAATAAGGTACTTTAGTACCATCTGACCTAGTATGGTACATTTCTAAAGGCTTTAGCTCCACACCTTCCATTGGCAAAAAAGTAACCGTTGTAGATGGTGGAGTTTTATAGATTTGTTCTTTTAACTCAGGCATAGCCTCAAAAATAATTTGTTGTGCAGTTTTACCTTGATGTGCCGTAATTTCCCAAGGCTCAAACCCTTTAGTTCTAGCGCCTTTTTCTATAAGAAATTGTTCAGCGTAATCAATGTGTTTACTACGACGAAGATGTCTTGGTCTTGTTGGCCCTAACACTTTTCCAGCGCCCGCAGTTCCAGCACCGGACTCTTCGTCTTCTTCATCTAACCCAAAGAGAAAATGATTTTTCTTTACATACTCTAAAGCGTTTTTTAAACTTACGCCTTTTTGCATCATAGAATCAATGTGTTCTCGTACATGTTCAGGGTGTGCACGATACTTAGCTTCATTGCCTGCGTGCCCAAAAATAGCACTATTCTTAGCTGTTTTTCTAGCTGAACGTTGACAAGCTGCGCAATTTTCTAAGTCAGGGGTTTCAGCATGGTTTCCAGCAACGTGATCTGCATTAAAAAATACATTCTCAGTATCAGAAACTACCCCTGAGCTGGGCACTACATCCGACATACGAGAAGGCAATGCTGGGACGTCTCGCACAACTGCTGCTGGGTTTCCTTGAGGAATACCTCGGTCATTTAGTTCAGCATTTGGGTCAATAACAAGGCGTACTCGTGTACGACCAGCACGTGCTCGCTGTGTTGGAGAAACTAATTTAAATTGACGGCTTTTACTTTTTCTGCCTTTTTCACGATCAACCGCTTCTTGACCTTTATCTCCGGTCTCAGGTATATCAAAATTATAATCATCAGCCATTAGTGTTTCCCTCTGTAGGCGGAGTTTGAGAAGCTTCTTGCTGGCCTTGTAAGAAATTAGCGTTATGTTCTCTTAACAACAATAGTTTTTGTTGTTCTACCAATGAATCAGCCCCAGTAGGAGCTAAAACATTTCGGTTTTGAACTCTCCAAAGAGCTGCACTGACCATTCTAGCTCTTGTTGATGGGTTTCTTCTACTAAAAGCTTCCTGACTATGCCTAAAAGGAGCAGCTTTTACTACCTCATCACGAGAAACAAGAACCCGAACCCCATCTTCTCTTTTGTGAACTGCAGGTTCTTCTGTAGGAATCCATTTGTATTCAGGACGGCCTTGGTTATCTTCAGTACCAGTTGGGCGAGGATATACGTGTACAGCACGGCCCTCATGCCAAGCAACGGGGATATTGCTTGTAGGCATTCTATGACCTTTGGCACAAACGCCTTTTAGTTCTCCATTATGATCTTTAACAAATTTTCTAACTACGGGGGATGCTTCTCCAGTAATTGAGCACTCATGGCACGTAGTAGAAGGAGCCACATGGTTAACAAATTTTACATTAAGCCCGTATGTTCTTTCTCTAGACTTAACGCTCTTATTAGGATCAACGTTTTCTATAGAACCATCTGTAAAATCAATAAGTTTACCTTCAGAAGTTGCTGTAATAGGCTCATATTCTCCTGTTTCAGAATTCTGCGTAACTCCAGGGCGTGCATTAGTTCCTAATAATGGGCCTGTATCAGCTTTTGACGGGCCTTGAAATACAGCTGCTCTGCTTTCACTCTCAGAAAGAGCTCCAGTACGTGAAACATACTGACTACCTCCTTTTCCTAAAGAGGGAACCATAGTTTCTGGGTCTTCGTAATCTTCTGTTGGAGCAAAATGTGAGACAGTAAAATCAGACTTCTCGTGCGCACCTTCAATTGCACGGTAATCTGGCGCATAACCAGTTCCTTTAAGAAAGTCTCTTGTGTTATCCACAGTACTTGGAAGAGTAACGCTAGTGCCATTTGGTCCGGGTACTGGAACAGCGTTACCAATAGCAGCTTGTACAGCTTTAGTAGTGCTATTTGTAGTGACAACTACGTGGTTTTCTTCATCTACCCTCATTGGTCTTCCGGCACTCTTTTTTGGTACAGACCCGGAGTCTACAGTTTCTGAGAAACAAGTATCGCAGTAAGGGTCTGTCTTAGTAGACTTTTGGCATTTAGTGCACCATCTATGCCCTTTGTTTTTAGCTCTTGACAAAGCGGCAGCAATTTTATTTCTATGTGCTTGAGCTTGCTTTGTTGTTTGAGATTCTTCATCTTCAAACCTTGCACTTTCAATAGCGGTAGGTTTTGTATCTTGCACAAAATTAGGATTAAGTGCTTGGTGCACACTGCCTTCAACAATATCTTGGATAGTAGACCCAGTAGCTTCTTCAAAACCAGTTGTACCAAACTCTTCGCGAGTAACATCTTCGAAGAGGTCTTCACTGTCATCAAAGGCTCCACGGGCAAATCCTCTTGAGGGTACGTTTTTAATTCTTCCAGAATGCCTAAGAGTATTTAGCAATAGGCCTTCACGAAGTTTTTTTACCAAATTAGCGTTTTGACGATTCCAAGCATGTGTTTTTGGGTTATCTTCTGAAAGTACAGAAATAGGCAATGCATCCGCAGTATGAGTGTGGGTAGGAGTACCATCTTCATCTATATAAGTTTCCCTATATTTTTCATTAGAACCTTTTCTTAGCTTTGTGTGAAGGTCATCAACAGCCATATGGTCGTGAAGAGGGCAATACGCTTTAATTTCTTCAGAAGGCAAAATTACTTTGGGCTGAGTTAAGTTTCCCGTTAACGCGTTAGTTTCATCTCTTTCTGGGCGTTGTACGGTAGCAAAAACAACGGTATCTGCAGGATTACTACAGGTAGTCCTAACACCATGATCATCCACACCGGCGTAATCGCAGCCATGGTGGGTTCTTAAAATTAATTTTTGACTGTTTTCTGGAAGTACTGCTAACTCGTCCGCGGCATCGCGATAATTTGGAGCAGCTTTCGGTTGTTCTTCCATTACTCTTCCTGAAAATTATTATGTAACTTATCTAAAGCTTCATTTAGTAGGACATAAAGCTCATCTTCAGTCCTTCTTGCATGTAACTCTTTTAGTTGTCTTTCTTTATGGGTTAAAGTTTCGTACTCGTCCTCCTCGTAAAACATTATTCTGCCGACCCGCAAGTGCAGCCGATCTTTTGGCGAATAACTGCTTCAGGAGCACTACGATCTGGAATATATCCTATAGCTCCACAGTTTCCACATTCGGCGTCCGTGCCTCCAGAGTTACAGGAGCATTCTCCTTCTACATTCTTAATTCTTTTGCAGCTTTTGCATACTCCTGAGGTCTTACCCGCTCTTGAGAAAAAAGCCATTATTACTGACCTGCTCCCATATAGTTGTTGAGATCAGCAACTGGTGTGTTGTTGTATGAAGGGACTGCACCAGTCTTGACGTTAGATGCTCCTGGAGATACCTTTGAAGGAGTCTCAGTATCAATAAAGCCATAGTTGTAGAACGGGTGAAGGCCTGCACGGTTAGCCGTAACAATTTCATCTCCCAGCCCCTGGGCAACATGAGTATTAGGACGAACCTTACGGTACTTACCGTCAGTAGCGCCTTCGTTAAGTTCTTCTGTTTTTGATCTTTCCATGAGTTCTCCTAATTAGAACATGCCTTGCATTACTTTTTTCTTAAATTCTTTATTCTTACAGTTTACACACTTATTGGGAGTTCGGGACCATATATTTTCTACAGTTCCTACAGGTTTTCCGCAAAGTTTGCAATCTGCATTACTAGTATTAATAGTTCCTTTTAGCACTTTGGACATAATGGATGGACATCCCGTGTGTGCTGGCCAGTGTCGTGTTCGTATTCAGCAGTCTTAACTTGCTCAACTGCACGACATAATGGGCAAGTATCTGGCTTATTTCTCCAAGGAATGCCCTTTTCGTCACGCTGACCTGGTGAATCTGAATCAAGAATACCACCATGCTTAATATTATGATCTTCTAGTTCTTCTGGGGTTAGTCTAGCTCTAGCATCTTCTAAAAGTTCGTGAGCTCTCCAAGCATTAATATGGAAATCTTTTTGCGTTGTATATTCTGTCCATGTTGTAATTTTAGGAGCATCTTCACCCCAATTATTATCTTTTGAAGTAGGGCGCGTAGGGTTGTGATTAATTTTTTGGCTAACAAGCATTGGAGTTGGAACGTAAGAACGATGACTAGGGTCGCGCTGCTCTGGAGTTCTAAGATCAACATGCATAACCCCGCCTAGTACTCGCCCACCACGAGCAGCTGCATAGTGCTCATAATCATCTAGAGTTGCGTTAATAGGCAAAGTTCCCAATGCATTAGGGTGTGGTTCTAGATTTGAAGGATTTTCTGGAGCTGTGTGCTGTGCACAAGACCCTAAATAGGCCGGGGAATGTTTAGGACCTTCTAATTTGTAGATAGTACGGCTTCCCCCTCCCGTTCTTGATTCACGCTCTTCTGTATAAGTTGCTCGACCCATCCAGCTCTTTGTTTCATCATAGGGATACCTACGAAGTGTAGAGCTAGTAGCTTCAGGTTCAGGAGCTTGTTCTTGACGTGTTGCAGGACGTACTGCGTCATCGCAGTCTTGGCAAACACCCATAGGGGTAAGCTTTGCTTTCAAAAAACAATTAGGACAAGTACCTTGAGTAGCTTTGCGACGTCGTAATTCGGCTTCACCGAGTACTTGAATGTCAGCGCCTGACAGATTTTTTTTAATTCCCATTTATTTATCCTTAGTAAGAAGCGTTTCCGGATGAATTCCTGCTTGAGCCCTCAAAACCAGCAGCTCCAGTTACTTCTGTGCGTGGCTCCGCATAGATCTCATCTACATTCATAATGTCAGAAATACCTATTTCCCGAGTCCTATACCCATAACGAGATCTAAATAGTTGAACTTGAGGTAGGGGTGGTCGAACAATATCTGTTAAGTATTGCCCAGGAGTTGTATTAGAGGCAAGAGCTTGAGCTATCATGGCTTGATCACGACTTGAATGAGGGCCTAAATAATCATATCTGGTATGTTCTGAGTCATCCTCAGTTTCTTTGTCATCTGGCCCTCTATTCCAAGGCCTACGTCCATATACTGTATCTGCTGCGTCCATTGACTACTCTCCCTTACATAATGGGCAAACTGATCTTACTGTTAATAAATCGTCGGTGCTTACGGGGCTGCCGTCTTTCCATCTAAGACTAGTGTTTAAAGGGTCATGTTTTCCTTCTTTATGCTGTTTAATCATAAGAGCCATGCCCCCAGGAGTTAACTCAGTACCTCGGCGAGTCGCCTCACCTGAGGAGTCAACCGTAAACCCGCCTTTTGATACATGTATAGAATTTAAAAATTCTTCTGATCGAGTTGACATTAGGACTCTCTTCTATTTCTAATGCGGTCTCTTACGTTATTTACTACCGCTTCAGTTCCTTCAGTAATCTTTGGAGCTAATGCTGTACCAATAATAGGGTGGGCAGCAATAGCAGCTCCGGCTGCAATAACTCCTAAGCCTTTTCCTAAATCACGTGTTTGCACGGCTTCAATGGCGTCAGAGCCAACTCTTTTTACTATTTGCGCTACTTTTGGATGCATTAGATTACCACTTCGGTGCTAAATGTTTAAGGACATGCGCCCTAGACTGATTAATTTCTATTGGATCGTTGCCCTTGATATTAGCCTTACCGTCATTAACAAGAGATGGAGCAGGAGCTAATACGGACTCTGGGGCGTATCGAGGCATCATCATATTGACTGCTCCGTTATTATCTATGATCTTTGGACGGTTTAAAAGGCTGCGATCTGGGTCTAATCCCTCCGGCCAGTAGTATTGCCCTGGATCAATACGCTCACCCTTGTGAACTCCACGCTGGTAAGCTCTTTGATTTTGGCGATTCTTAAGAGAATCTAGTACCGTGTCGGTACCATTACCACGGTCATCGCGGCGTGAGCGGATTGTTCCTAGGTAACCATCTGGGTACTCAGCATTGGGAGTTTTACCCACACCCATACGGGCAAAGTCCATCTCGCTACGACCAGTTACGGGCGTACCACCTCCACCTGTGGTGGTGTACGAACCTACAAACCCATTACCACCCAGGTACTGCCAATTTTGATGCGAACTAGGCACTTCTCATCCTTGAGTTTTTTAAAGCACGGATAATATGCCACATATTTTGTTTGCGGGTTTCTTTTCCTTCAATAGCTTGATCCCTAAACTTAGGGACGTCTTCATAATTGGGGTGAATGGCAGGTTCATTTGGCATAGTAGAGTTAATAAAAGATACGTGTTGATGCTCACTACCCGGTGCTCGATACGAATGATCCACAACTGGGTGTGAGGTATCGTCCCTAACATCACCAATATGCTCATCAAGCGTTTTAGCAATATGTTCTAATTCTGGGCTACCATAATGATGGTTAATTTGATCTGAATTACCCTTATTAATCCATCCATCCGAACCAATTCCAAAAAATGGGTACCATTTACCTGCAGCAACTCTATCTTCTGGGTGTACGTTTTCACTATCTTTTCCAGCTTTTCCACTGCTAAGGTAAAAAGGTACTTGTACATCGTGGTACTTAGCTACAACCATTTTTCTCCCAGCATGGTCAATGATTGGCGCATGCGAAGTAGGTCCTGGAGTAGCTAATCCTGGAACTTTAGGGTTGTGAGGAATTTGCATTAAAGACACCCCGCCATGTTCTATGGGTCCCAAAGAGGAGTCAGGATGTTCACGATCTCTATGAAGAATAGCAGCAGCTTGCCCACGGATTTTTAAGGGACAACCTGGGCATTGGTATTCTTGTTTAGGGCTTGGAGTTGGTCCAGACATTATTGATTCCTAGCTAAATGATGTATTAAGAAATTGTAGGTAGTAGGGCGCCCAGTTTTTGGGTGAATAAAATCAAGCTGGTGAGTAGCAATTTCTTTTTCATTCTTGTCAGCGTTACCCAAAGCATCTGCATATTTAGGTAGAGTATCAAGAGAAACTTGGTCATATAACGGCGATCTAGTTGGCCCAAGTTCTCCGCCAGCTGAAACATAAGACGTAGACCAACTCTTAGTTTCTGGATCAGTAGAATGATGTAAAATTTGAGCATAATATGGGTACAAAGATCTACTAGTAGTTGTAGATCTAGGATCTGGCACATGGTTTTTATCTTGGTAGGCATCAGCAAAACCTTCTCCACGCCCATACTCAGAAACGCCTTTTTTACCAGAATTATACGGGTTAGCGTAATACTTTTTTAAATCAGGGTCAGCATGGTGACCCAATTCGTGTATAATAGTTTTGCTACGGTGACCAAAAGTTTCTCTAACACGTTTTTCATCATCTGCTCTAATACTACCGTTTTGCGCTTTTATAAAAATATTGTATCTACCATTGTTATCTGGCACAGGTTCGTAATGCCCGCCGGCTCCTGATGAAGGGGCATCTACTAAATTAATGGTAAGAGGGTTAGAAGCATTAGCAATTTCGTGTATAGGCTGTCTGCTACGGGCTAGCGCTTCACGAGTTAAGTGTTCTTCAAACTCATGATGCCCTCTACCAATGCGTCGATCAGGCATGGTAGACGCGCTAGATTCAATTGTTAAATGCCCTGCATTTTCTGCGTCACGTACGTTACGCATTTGTTCTGGGTTGTATCCTCTTTGATACCCTTCGTTTTCACCCATACTTCTGTAAACAGTACCTGGTGTACTTCCTGGACGGTAAGCAGTGGTATTACGCAAAGGCCCACTTACACTAACGCGATTGGAACTTGATTCACGATTTATATTTCGTACAGGGGTAATTGAAGGAGAAGGTTCTGATACGGCAGGCGCTGCACCCATTTGCTTACGAATGTGCGCAGCCATATCTCCTGCACTTGGTGTATAAACAGTCATTGAAGCTGGTGCTACAGAAACAGTACGGCCTGAACTACTGTATATTGGTTTAGCGTCTTTGGGAACAACTTTAGCTATAGCTTTTCCACCAGCACCTTTTACACTAAAAGCTTTAGAGGAAGAGTCTTCAACACTGTCAAGATCTTTTCTTTTAACAGTTACTGGGGCATCAAACGTCGGGTCAGTTTTTTGAGACATGTGTGGTATGCCCGGGGGTTCAAAAATTGCCTTAGCCATACTCTCATTTTCCTTTAATTATTGAGAGTTGTACGGCTAAAAAGAAACCCACACATGCGTACAGAGGTGTGGGTCTGAGTGGCATAGGCAGGACTTGAACCTGCACATTCCCTCCGTTGTATAGGCGGTCTCTAACTTGGACTACTATGCCGAGATCGGGCCCGCATCCTAAGACCGGGCCCAACAATTATTTATACTTTATCAGACTTTAGAGATAAATTCTTGTCCTTTATAGAGAGTTTTGCCTTCATCAATATGGACTAGATCCACATGGAATGAGCCTTCATCCTTGTAACGAATGACTGCAATACCTTGCTGCCAGTTCTCCCAGTATGTTACTGGCTTGCCGTTAGAATCTGTAGAGCCCTTGACACTAGGTACGTGACCATCGATACGGCATAGGCAGCCTGGGCTAATAGCCATAGCTTTAACTTTACCCTCACGGTCAAAGGTAGTCTTTGACTGGATCTCTTGGCGGTGAATGTGCCCAAATACTGTAGAGATATGTGGCATCTCATTGGTGTACTTCATGGCTGTTGAGCCACCAGAGTTCACCTTGTCACCATGGATAGCACGTAGCTTGTCGTTAATCCACCACATACCTGCTGGGTAGGCATCAATGTAGTCTACGTCAAAGTCCTCTAGGCGTAGCAGGTAAGGCATAGACATTACCGGCCAAGACGTGGGTGTGTTAGCACGGCGTAGGCCAAAAGCTGACAGTGCATTAGCCTGTACAAACTTCTGCATACGGCGATCGTGATTACCCTCAAGGATAATAATTTTTGCATATGGAGCATAAGCACGTTGTTGAGCAGCAAATAAACTACCACGGTCAATTGCATGCTGAGTAGTAAAGGCAAAAGCAGCTTCCTGCTCATACTTGCCCTGTGCTGGAAGATCAATGTAATCCCCCAGATTTACTACCTGGTGCACACCACTCTCATGCTGTTCAGCATTAAGAATCTGCAGGGCTACATTCATAGCAGCTTCATCATGAAAAGGATCTAGAGTGCTATCCTCAAACTGGCGGTAACCAATCTGTGGGTCAGGCAAGATAACTGCAGTCTTCCAGCCACCTGTTAGGGCAGGAGTTTTCTTAGGTTTTGCAGGTTGCTTGATTACTATAGGCTTTGCTGGCTGTACTACTGGCCACTCTGGACCATCAAACGCCATCTCTTTACGTAGCTTGGCTAGTTCAACGCCTAAGCTTGGCATGGGCACTCCTGATTACGGTGTTTACGGAGTGCTTCTAAGCTAAATGGAGCCCCCACTGATTTTAAAATATTAAGTAATTGTCTATTAGAAATAGAATAATCTGTTAATGCTTCTTCAAAACTTGAAGTATCTTCTTCTAAAAGCGTTTCTACCCATTGGGCTATTACACAGAGCTTGCGCTCGTTCTTCTTACTAGTTCTATATGCCCTAAGTGCGGTTGATAGCACAGTATACCTCCAATTATTATCCCGATTAGTGTAGATAGCCCCGAAGGGCTACCTCACATATGTATTTACTTATATCTTACAGGTAAGACGTACCCATACCATCATCGAATCCACCACGGCTACGGTTTGTAGAGGCTTTAACAATGCGGCCATTTGCCTGAGTTGCGCCTGCTTCTGGGGCGTTTGACTGAACTAGGTTAGTAAAGACGGTGTACTTAGCGCCCATACGATCTGCACCAAGCATAACCTGTGGACGGATAGCCTTGTTAGAAATTGTAGGGTCTCCTGCTTGAACATTACCACGTGGCATTAGGTGCTGATTACCAGTATTTCCTGAAGCGTAGTAAGTAGTGTCAATTGCAGATGTACCCATTGGCTCACGGGGAGCACCAACCTGTGCCATACCGGCCAGGGCTGCGTCAACGTCTTCTGACGAATTAGCCATTTTTACCTCATTCTAAATAGAGAGTTGATACCTAAACCGTAAGCTTTACCAGGCATATTATCAGCGTTAACTTGCAGTAATTGTAAACACAATTGCTGATATGGTGCCTTCTCTGGAGTCAACAGATGTAAATCCAGGCTTACAAACTAAATCTAAACCTCTTGGGGCCACATACCCTCGGGCAATTGCAATAGCTTTAACAGCTTGATTTACTGCCGAAGCACCTACTGCACGAACTTTAATTACAGGGTTTTCATATAACGCATGGGCTATAGCAGACCCTACAGCTTGTGGATTAGATCCACCGCTTACCCGCAAAAATTTTTCTTCTTCTTGTGTTTCGCTCACGATTAGTATTCCTTATGGTTTCGATTATTGGAGCGCCCTCAAGGAAACCCTACCATTATTTGCCAGTTAACTTATCGTAAACTTCTTTTTCATACTCAAAGTCATGCTGGTTACGAACTATGCGAGCTAGGCCATAGGAGTCTGCGGCATTGTCGTCGTGAAACTCTACATCCCATTTTTTGTACACAGATAGTAAGATTTGATTTTTTTTAATGCCAGTACCTTTACCTGTGATGTACTTCTTTAGACTAGTAGGAGGAACAACTAGTGGGAACGCTGAGGATTCATTAACAAACCTATAGCTGTCAAACAATGCTAGTCGGATCATTCCTCCGAGTTCTCCTGCCATGTTTGCCATTTGGCTCCCAAACGCGTACCCTTCAATGGCAATCGCATCAACCATGTACCCACTAAGAAACCCAAGTAAAAAGAGACGAGCCCGGTGAAGACGCTCCACGCCAGTTCCTTCAATCTTTTTTACCTCCGTGTAGTAGTTTCCATCTTTGTCTATAGCAGTAATGGCAAACCCTGAGTATGACTGATCGACCCCAACCCATACTGGGCCTTTAAGGTTTGGAACTCCAAATACTTTAACGCCCATTACTGTTCACCGTCTAACGCTCTAATGGTGTCGCATGGGTATTCAACATAATCAGCAGGGTCATCGCCCTCCATGCAGACTGAACAAACTACATCCCAAATTCCAAGCGTTTCACTTGGCTTATGCAGTTCACGCACACGATGAATAGATTTTGCCATTTGAATATATTCTTTTGCGAGTCCCTCGCTTTTAATCGTCATTCCTGCTCACCGTCTAACGCTTTGATAGTGTCGCAGGGGTAGGCACTAAAGCAGTCAGCACATTGTTCGTACTCTTCATAACTGCCACAGCAATCTATGTCACCACAAGCAGCGTTGTCTTGCGTAACTGATTTATGCAATTCACGCACACGCTGAATGGCTTCAGTCTTTTGCTTGTTTAGTTCCATGTACTGAACAGCCGTCTTGTTCCAATCCACTTTGCCTACATCAATAGTTTCAATCTTGTCACTCATGCTACTACCAACATCATCTTGTCTACTAGGTGCTTTAGATTTTCTAAGTCACCGTCATTTTTAATTGTAAAGTCAAAAGTATAATCGTCTAGGTCTACCTCAGACTTGTGCTTGTTTACTGGGCCAGTGCCTGGACGCTTTACACGCCACATCTGACCACCTAGGTTACGGATAGCGTCTGCCTCATTCTTATAGCGTACATCGGTAATGATGTAGTTCTTAGAAGGATCTAACCCTCCTAGAGTTTTATCAACCCAAATGTTTTCCCCAAAGATTTCACGACCAGCTTCTGTACCCATACGTTGTAATAGCATACGTAGTTCTGGGCTCAGACGTTTAGCTTTTTCCCAACCCATTAACATTACAAGATCGTTAGCACGCACCCCTACACCAATCAAAGGGTTTAAAGCTACAATAGCTTCCCGCAGGGTATCTGCAAAAGCTGCACGATTAAACCCGTATTCTAAAGCAAATTTAGCTATCTCATCCTTACCGGACTGAGCGTAACCTGACACCCCAATTATCATTGCTTTTCTTCAATATAAGGGTTGTTATAACTACGGCTTTTAAAATTATTTAACCGTTTTTCGTGCAAACCCTCGGCTTCTTTATGATTAGACATAATCATTTGTTTTTTAAGGTTACTAAGGTCAAGTTGAGTAGCTGCTAACTTACTCATTAATTGTTGTTTTTCTTCTACACCAATAGAGTAATCGGCAGTAATGAGCTTAATTATATTAAGGCTTATATCAGTAAAGTCTATTTTATTACTCTCCTCAATGCAACAATCTTCCTCACAAGTAATTAATGAATCTTGCAAAAGATTGTGTAACATCTGTGCCACCTCTTCAACATCCTCTACCGTTAAAACTTTAACCCCTTTTACATCAACTGCTGGGGCGACGACAGTAGCGGTGGCGTATTGTGCCTGTTTATAGCTAGAACTACTAATAGTACTTCTACTAGTACTAGTAGCGTAAGTCGTTGAAATTTTTGCATTCACTATACCGTGTACCTCCGTGAGCGGTTCTTAACTCCATTGTCTGATGTACGCCGGGTTAGTTCACGAGAAACTAATGCGGCATCGCGTTCTAGATTTTGTAACAAGGTTTCTACCAATTTTCGGTAGGCATGTTTTTCATCAAGTTCTTTACGTGCGTCCGTAACCCGTGGGTCGAGGAGAATATGTGCTTTAGCAATAGTAATGCGATCACCGCTACCACCTTTCCAATTATTAATCATGGCTGTTGCCTCTAATACAGATACTAGACGATCGCACTCACGCTCGTCAATTGCTGACACAGCAACTTGTGGGGCAACGTAGTCTGTCCAACTAGTTAGTGTAACAAAAAGTTCCATAAGATCATCATCATCAAGTTCTGTAATGTCCCTAGGAAGATCTGGAATTTCGTATGTAGGTTTAATCGGAATCTTAAACCCCTTAGTGCTGAGTGAGTTTAATGCGTGTGAACTGTTACTCATTTGTATCCCCTATAGCTTGAATTGTACGACATGGCCAAGCTTGTCCGCACTCAGTGCATGCAACTTTACCATAGATATGCGTCATTTTTTTGTGAATATTTTTTATAGCCTCTTTGAGGAGACGAGTTTCTTCCCAAGCATATTCAAGGCTATTATCTACTTCAGACCACTTCATTAGATTCCTCCCTAAAGGTTGAGCAACGCTTGCAACCCTTGACTGGGTCTATATTACATGCAGGTGGGCGCTTGTTGTCAACTGCCCACTTTACATCCAGAGCGTTCTCAAATACATCGGCTACATATTCAGGGTCATACTGGACCTCAAACTCTTTGTAGTCCTGATTAGCTTTGAGTTCGTATAGAAATACTATTGACTCTGGTGCGGACTCCGCAAGTCCTTCTTCTACCATTAAGTGGCATAGGTGTAAGTAAACCTGACCCTGAAGCATATGTGACCTGAAAGGCTGTTTGATGGCCCTCCACGCGGCTTCCAGGTCACCGTTGGCACCAGCTAGTAGCCCTGGGGCTTCTATCCGAATTGTGCCAGCCCCCATTGATTTAATTTCAATGAGGAAATCATCTCCCAAACCTTTAACCCAACCATCGGAGTGGCCCCGGATCATATGTTTTTCAGACGATAAAGGTACTTCCTTGTAGATTAAACCGCCTTCATCACAGAATTGGCAGCCATCTGGAGCAATACCGTAGAAAGATTCATTGCAGTACACGCATTCCCAAAGGCCGTACATGTTGCCCATCTTTGTGATCCATGACTGCCACTTGTGGTGGATGGCATGGCCTTCGTCAAAGATTGACTGTAAGCGAAGCGTTGGTTTCTCTTGGGTGGCAACATAATTGCCAGTCAATTGATGATAGGCATGTAGTGCACACCATTCAGACTTAATCAAGTCACTTGGATGTAGATATGATTGATCCCGAAATTCGGGGTCACGGGTAAGTATGTAACGCTCTAATGGCCCCGTCAGACGTGTGACCCTTTTATTAGCATTTAGGTACGCTTTTAATTCTTTACTTGCAATCGTCTGCGGCTTAGGCGACATTTTTACTCCAACCATTCATCCAAAGTTTTACCGGAATCTTTATATTTTCTAACCATAGCGTTTCTTTCACGATGAGACAAACCGCCAAAGATACCATGTTGCTCGTCATTTTTAATTGCCTCTTTTAGGCAGTCTTTACGGACTGGGCAAGGCGGCTCACCGTCGTAACCAAAACAAATTGCTTTAGCTTTTTCTGCTATGGGTGCGTAAAGATTCTTATCCCTGGGGGGAAAGAAAAGTTCAGTGTCTAGTCCTCTGCATTTGGCGTCGTATCGCCATGCCCAAGGGACGTTGTCGTCATACATACGTGCTCATTTCTAAATTCTCGGAGTTCAATAAAATCGTGTTCCTCCAAGAGCACGTAATTTTTGCCGTTCAAAGATATCCCCAATGCGGCTATGCGACTATCTAAGATAGCTTCCATAACTATCTTTTCTAGTACATCTGATTTAAGAGTGAAAGACTTCTTACCTGTCCACTTGTGTTCAATCAAGAAGTCATTAGTCCTGACATCACCCTTACGAGACCAGAAGGCCCCGGAGCCAGCAGAACGCTGGCCTCCGAGGGCTTTCTCTAAACGCTTTTCGTGCTTTAGAGACTGCTTTTGACCTTCCGACTTCATTAGCTAGGCATCTTGCCGAGCTGAAGATCAACATCGTTGTACTGGCTAGCCCAACCAAGATACTTCTTGCCCCAACTCTTTTCAAAGAAAGACATGTGCTCTAACCCAATGTAGCCAGGGGTAGGAGCATCGGTAGTAATAACTACATCTTTCTTATCTGACTGCATTGCCACATGCCCATAATTTCCGCCCTCCCAAAAATGAACAGCTCCAATAGGAGCTTTCTTTGGGTCCATATGGCGGTGAGCTTTAGGCACATGATTCCACGCGTCAATTGCAGACGCGTACTTGACGGGAAGTCCCCAGGCATTCTGACAGGTTGCATGACAATGCCCTACAGCAATGCTCTTATGTTGCAACCGCCATACATTCATGTGTGAGAATGCCTGCGTTCCTGTAATACGTGATAGTACCATTTTAATCTTCTTCCTCTATTTTGATTAGTGGGGAAGTACGGAGGGTATCCATTACTTCCTTAGTTAATGCATCCTTGAGATCAAGTTCCTCACGGATAGACTCCAGCATGTTAGCAGCACCCTGCCACTTCCTATCTTCATAGTATAGCCAGCCTCCACGACGTTCTACGATCCCATTGAGAATAGATAGAGAAATAATCTCTTTGGCTGAGTCGTAAGAGCCTGCGTCTAACGGACCACCATCTGCAAACCAAAAATCTAGATATGCAGTTTGCTGTGGTGGGAATGTCTTGTTCTTAATCGTACGTACACGGATAGTCTGACCACAACGGCGTTTGCCTTCTCCAACACCGACTTCTAGCCAGTCATCACGCTTTACTTCTACGCGAATAGCCATAGCATAATCTTTTCCTAAGCCACCTGGAGTAGTACGGGGGTCACCATGCATTACCCCAATCTTCATACGGAACTGGTTAATCAATAGGCAAGTAATCCCGCGTTCGCTTTCAATGAGAGAACGCTTAGTGGCTTTAGAAACCTTGCGGAAAAACTTATTGGTAAGCAAAGCTCCACGTCCTACTGTCATCTCATCCATGTTCTTATCATCTTCTGCTGTTGGAACTAAAGCGGGAAGGGAATCAATAACAATAAGATCAACAGCTTTAGACTCGCAGAATTGAATTGCAGCCTCATATGCTTCTTCCATAATATTTGTTGATACTACAAATACACGGTCAGTATCAATGCCGCACATTTGCGCATAACCAACATCAAAAGGCTCTGCAGCAATCCATACGGTAGTAAAGTCTGGATCTTTAGCTTGATTAGCTGCAACAGTTTTAAGAGCAATAGCGGTCTTACCATTAGACGCCTCACCAATAATTTCAGTCCATTGGTTTACTGGCCATCCCCCTCCTAGTACAACATCTAAAGTAAGAGATCCTGTAGTAATACGAGTAGGAAGTTGTGCGTCGCTTGCTTTAATAACAGTGCCTGGGCCTAGCTTCTTATTAAGAAGTGCAACTACTTTTAGTACTTCTGGGTTTAATGCCATCATTACCCGATCCTGTCTACGATTATGTTGGGGTTATATCCCCCACCTTGTGAAACTTGTTTTGAAGGTGTTGAGGGACCTCCGGCTGAGCCACCGGGCATGCCTGCGCCAGTGCCTTGTTGAAGGATTGGATACCCACAGTCATAGCAACGCTTACGTTGAGTTCCCATTGGAGCAAAGTAGTTGCCTGAGTAACAGTTAGGACAAGTCTCTACTTGTTTAGCTGCTTGAGACTTAGTCATTAGCTGGTCTGAGTCTCTATCGTATGCAACTGGAGTAGCTGTTACATTGCCCTCTGGTACGTAACGCACAGAGATAGTTGGGTTATTTGTAGGAGGAAGACCACTACGTTGAGGAACTTGTGGAGTAGGCTCTCCTAATTTACGAGACCACCAATCGCTCATGATCGATACTTTTCATTAAGAATGTTCATATCTACTAATGACGATAAGCAAGTCATTGCAGAGGCAAAAGAAACAAACTTAAAGATAGTAACTAATGCCCCCAATACTTCTTCTGGTAACTCTACGCCCTCTAAGTCTGTTGTATAAGATGCTGCGGCAACTTGTGCTGCAATGTGTGCGTGCGCTTCTAGTATTGGTAGCAAAGCTGCGATTCGTGCAACTCGGTCAAAACTTGCTTGCTCTTCCATTTCGGCTACCTCTTCTGAAACAGGCGATAACCCAAGTGCAACTGCTACAGCTTCTGGGTCACTACAACCACTATCGTAAATAATTTTACGAATCAATACTTGTGGCGGTATTGCGGTAACAGTTAATTTATTCTTTTTCTTACGGTTAAAGAAACTCATTTTGCGTCTCCCCACCTTTCTACAGTTGTTACATCGGCTAGTAATGGAATACTAAGCACATTGATTCCCTCCATTGCTGAACGAATTGCCTCAGCAGTTTCCTCTAATAAATGATTAGGGGTAACTGTGACAAGTTCATCGTGCACAGTAAGTATTAAATTAGATTCTTTTGGAATCATTCGGTTAGCGCGAACCATTGCTACTTTAATAAGGTCTGCAGCAGACCCTTGAATAACAGTGTTAAACGCTTGACGTTCTGCACGTGAACGCTTCCAAATCTCACTTGAACGAAGATCAGGAAGATACCTGCGACGCTTTAAGATAGTAGAAGCATATGGTACAGGAGTTTGGTTACGACTTTGAGTTATAACAGTGCGCTTGTATCGACCTACTGCTGGGAACTTCTTAACAAAGTTGTCTAGCAGATCTTTAGCTTCCCTAGGTGTACACCCAATTTGCTCTGCAATCTTATCTGGACCTACGCCGTATGCCATAGCCAATACTAACACCTTGCCAGCTTTACGGTCCACACCCATCGTGTCACCAACAGTAGTATAAATATCTCCACCATCTAGGTAAGACCCACACATAATGCGGTCTTTAGAGAAAGAAGCAATGACTCGTGGCTCAATCTGAGAATAGTCAGCTACCACTAAAGAATGGCCTTCGGGGGCAATAAATAAATTACGAATTGCTTTGCCGTTAGAGGTATGTGGGGCCGGAACGTTTTGAAGATTAGGATTACGGCTACTAAAACGACCAGTCTCTGTCCCATACTGTACAAAGTCAGTATGAATCCGCCCTTTTAATAACAAACTCTTCTTAGCAACTACTTTGCTCTTACCGGCCAATGTACGGGTAATATCTCCACCTAAGTATGGGATTACATATGTAGTAAGCAACTTATTAAGGTCAGAGTACTCAAGCAACCCATCTACAAGATCGTCTTTGCCTGCGTATGCTTTTAATGCTGGCTCCGAAACAGAGAAGTCAGACACCGTAGTGGCCTGTCCTTGGTTGATCTTTTTCTCACCATTAGTAGTGGGAACTTTTGGCTTTAGGCCTCGGCCTCCCTCTGTTTTTGGGGTATAAAGTAGAATTTGCTTTTCCTTAACACTATTAATGTTAAAAGACTTACCGGCAGACTTATAAATACGCCCTTTGCAATCTTCTAATTGAAACTCAATGTCTGTCTTCAACTTAGACAATGCTGATACATCAATGTCTGCACCACGAAGTTCCATGTTACAGATTACTTCTAATACATCCATTTCTAAAGCAAAGAGTTTAGACAAACGGTCTTCTTTAAGACGGGACTCTAGTTTCTTCCACAGCTTCCATGTCCATTCAGCATCTAACCCAGCGTAAGTAGCAACATCCTCAAAGCTATGCGCTTCAATTTCTTTACCTACACCCTTGACCATCTCGTAGCCAAACTCACGTTTTAGGCAATCAGCAAGCCCAAGATTGATACGGTGCTCATTATTAATAATGAAAGCGGCATTAAGGGTGCAAGCAAACGTAGGTGCCGGTAGTCCACCAATGTATTTAGAAATAGACTGCAGGTCAAACTTTACGTTATGGCCTACCTTTACTTTGTCACTCATAAATAAAGGCTTAAGAGATTTAAAAACTTCCCCTGGGGTTAACTGCTCAGGCGCTTCTGTGAATACTTTAGTAGCTTTGCGCTCATCTTTGCTGTAGTCCTGTGGACGTAAGAGCATGCCTTTAGACTGTCGCAATTTAGCAGAGGGAAGCAAAGGGTAATCAGTGCGCACATATGTGCCGTTAGGGTGCCCCATAGGAATTACATCTACTCGGCCTTCTGTGGCCAAAGCAATCCATACAACAGGGTTCTGACGAGGATCCCCACGGTTTTCTCCCATGGTTTCTACGTCAAATACAAATTCATCTACTTGCGAGTAGGCATCGACCACTTCTTGAAGTTGATCGGTAGTAAGTACTATGTTTTTCATTCTGTTCTCCAATAGAAAGAAAAGGGGGTAGGAAGCTAAATCAAGGAGGGTGAGACCTAGCTTCCTACCCCTAGGGGATTAGTCTTCTGGGATTTCGCGAGCAATATCAACCAGTTCAGCCTTGGTTGACATGCGTAGCGCGTCTGTTCCTAGAGGACTAAAGGAACTAATGATTTTACGAACCTCATCAGCATCAAGATCCCAATCTTCTGGAAGATCGCGTTCCTTAACAGGCATGATGGAGTAGCTAGTCTTGGTGCTTTGACCTGACTTGCTCACTGCCCAGAACATACGATCTAGAGGACCGGTCTTAGGGTCGCCGTTCAGCTTTTCCAACTGACCGCACAAACGCATACCAACAGTCATTAGCTGTACTGATGGGTCTTCGTCTGTCAAGTTAACAACGCTAAATGCAAACTTGTTTTCGGCCTTGTTGCCTGCACGGCATAGTGGGCACTGTGATGTACCGAGACAGACAAAAGACTTCTTGCCTGTGCGCTGTACCCAGTGTTGAGAGAAGATCATTGGTTCTGGAGAGAGGAACTTGATCAACTGAACGTCTTCTTCAAACTTGAAGTCGTTAGCGTATGACTTGGCTACTTTAGCTTGTACTTTCTTGGCTGCAGCCCAGCCTACTTGAATTACAGATGAGCGATCTGCTGACTCATCTTCATCTTCTGTTTCGAAGACTGCGTCTTCACGAGAAGTGGTTTCTAGTTCGTCTTCATCAAGGTAAGACGAAACATTTGGGTTTACTGGCATTTTATTTCCTTTTTTATGGCCTTGTGGCTTTTGGTTAATTGGTTTCTTGATTGTGGATTTGAGTCCAAGTATTGAACAGTTCTACTGTCAATTCCCTTTCCCTTTCCCATTCAATCCTAGGGGCTTCAAGAAGATCCCTGGATCGAAAACTTTCTACTGTTGACTCTATCATATCTCGGCTGTACATGCGCCATCCGGGCTTTTTTATACCTTTTACTACTATAGACCTTAGCCTATATGGGGCGCGAGGGATATACCCTTTACGTTCCCATAGCCTTACAGTTACTAGCGGCCTTCCTAAAGCATTTGCAAACATACCTGCTGAGAATAGCTCAACTTCTTTACCATTTGCAAATTTCTTTACAATTGGGCGTTTATCCCATGCGTCCTGCTCAGCAACTTGGTTCTTCTTTGCTTCTACCTCAGGATTTACAGCACGTCGCTTTTTCTTAGACCCTGGATAAAATTCGCTAAGAGGCCCAAACATCTCGTCGATTTTATCCTCAGACATTAGCTAATCAATCCTTGCATAGCTTTTTTAAAAATGTCAAGCGCAATGAATGCTGCACCATGGCTATCTTCTGCACGAGAGAATAGCATAGGATCCCAAGCTTTTAAACCTTCTGCAACTAAATGCAAAAGGCGTTCTTCGGTGATATCAGGTAGTTCTGGCTCAAACATCTTTATGTTCCTCTATGTGTGCAAATAAATCTAGTAGTTCTTGAAACGCTGCTTCACAGTACGAACAAATATGAATCATACGGCTAGTCATGTAAATTTTCTTTACGAGAGTCCTTGTGCTTGTCGCTTAGAAATCCTAGCACTACAACAAGTGAGTTAAATGACAGCCAAAACCAAAATACAATTTTCCAAAACATGCTAAGCCTTCTTTAAAACAAACGCGTTAGTTACTTTCTGAGGGAACATAGTATCCACGTCATCTTCGGTTAGCAAGCCTTCGTATACGCAGTCCATTACAGACTGCTCGTTAAGGACAGGCTTGACCTCAAAGCAACGCTCTGCTAGGCCCTTGTCTTCAAGAATAGACTGGGCGGCATTTTCATCAACTGACTGAGATACGCGGCGCTGCTTTTGCATACCATTATACCCGCCGTACTCAGGCATGTCATACCACTTATGGCCCTTGTCGTCTTCTAAACCGTAACCATCAACAAAAGACATTAATTCTTTCTTGATCACGTTCTGACGTGCAGTAAGGTCGTCAATGTTCTTTTTGAGGAGTACGTACTCTTTGTACATCGACTCAATGTCGTTTGTACCAAAATCGTCTGCAGTAGGTAGATTCTTTTTACTAATTACTTCCATGTTACCCTCCTAGGTAATTAACTTTCGATGAATTCTTCAAGCGCTGTAATAAGTACGTCAGTTACCGTAATTCCTTCTTCAACTGCTTTTTCTTTTGCAGCATTCCAAAGTTCATCAGAAACTCTTACGGCTCTTGTTGGGGTTAGGTTGGACAATGTAACTCCTAGGTCCTAGCCCCCGCATATACACTATTCTATATTTAATTGTTTTGCAAGAATTGCCTAAGTGTACCAAGTGTTAGATTTAACTCACCATTTTTTCCAATACCTTCTCCATCAACAATAGCGTTAGCCACTGACATTTTTTGCTGCAGCATGTCGTATTGTCGCTGTTCTATAGAACCTAGCATAAGCAAATCTTGGATTACAACGTGTTCCCAGGTGCTAGATGCTCGTTGTATGCGCCCGTTCCTTTGAAGAGCAAGTCCTGCGTTCCAAGGAAGATCATAATTAACCAAAAGATTAGCTTGAGGAAGATCTACTCCATAACCGCCAGCGTCAGAACTAATTAGCAAGCGAGTGTTTGGATTAGTTTGAAAATCAACTTTAGCCTGCTCTTTCTCCCTTGCGCTTAGTTTGCCGGTGTATACATTAGCCCCATGTTCTTTCAATTCCTTACCAAGTATGTCTGTCATACTAACAAAAGTAGTGAATATAACTGCTTTGTTTTTTACGTCTTCTGCTAGAAATAAAGAGATAGATTCTTTTAAGGTATCTAACTTTGGAGATTTAAACTCTTTATCAAGAACTCCAGACTCTAAGAGTTCTGCTGCAAATAAAGAGCCATTACCAGCAAAGCCATCAAACTTTAACCCGCTACTCTTTAACAGCTGAGGGTGGGCACACACCTGACGCAAAGCAATTAACTTAGGCATAATGCGACCACGAAACTCATCAATTAACCCGCCGTCTTTTGTATAAATACTTGTACCAGAATTTATAAATGCGGCAGCGTCATCTAGATCTTCTAAAAGCATTTCACAGATAGCTTTGTACAGTTTGCGACCAGAGGGGTCAAAAGGAACTAATAGTGGGGCAGCCATAATTGTTTCTGGCAAATAGGGAGACACATCAAAATCTGATTGTCGTTTACGAACTGAAGTAGACTTTAAAGCATCATGAAGTTGCGTGAGGTTCTTGTACCCATCAATCCAACCCATATTATTACGGTTAATGTATTTAGCTTCAAAATTAGGGTATGAACCTAATACATGGCGATCTACAAACTCCATAATTGAAAAAATTTCTTCTGCTTTGCCATTTTCTACTGGGGTTCCAGTTAAAGCAAACATGTACGGACACGTCAATTTTTTTACTGCTTTTGAACGCTTTGATTTAAAACTCTTTAACGCAGTAGCCTCATCAGCTACAACAAAAGCCCTTGGCAGCTTCTTTACTATTTCCCAATCAGAAACTACTTGCTCATAATTCATGATGATGTAGTCAACCTGAGAATGTTTAAACTGCTCGTACTGTTCTTTACGCTGCTTAGGCGTACCGTCAATAACTACTGGGAAAGACGTGAGTCCAGTAAAATTATCAATAGCATTAGCCCATTGATATTTAAGGCTGGATAGACAAATGACAAGGCCTGGACCATTAATTTTTCCTTCATCTCGTAAGCGTTCTATAGCAGCAATTGTTAGAACAGTTTTACCTAAACCAAGATCGTACGCAACAAGAACTTTGCCCCGTTCACACATTAGATCTACAGCCTCTTCCTGATATGGAAGTAAGGTGCCAGTGAAACTCATTTGTTATCCTAAGATTGCTGCTTTGCCAAGTACACAGTGCTTGGCCGTCTCTATGCCATAGCGTATAGCATCTTCTGACATATCGCCTACGTCTTTAGCTTCGGAGTCCCCGTAGTTAAAGAACTTACATTCAAATCCTGTCTTGCGGCTCAAGTCTAACATACGTAAAGAAGCGGCTTGACCGGCTGTATCGTTGTCAAAAGCAAAAACAATACTTTCAGCGTTAGAACGAATGATGTTCAATTGGGCAGGACTAACCGAGGCACCAAAAGTAGCTACCGCATTAGGAATGCCTAAAGACTGCAAACGTACAGCATCTAGAGGACTCTCTACAACTATAAAAGACTCAGGTTGAGGGTAACTACCTGAATTAAACACCGTGCTACTTTTTAAAACCCCTGTAGGCCTATTCTTAAAATGACGAATGACCTGACCTTTTTCTTGCCAACCAATTAGTTTGCCAGTTTCATAATCACGAATAGGAAGGATCCAGGCTTCGTTCTGAGTATCCCACCTGACGGTGAACATCCTACAAGCGCCCGCTGTCAAGCCCCTAGCATTTAACGCCCACACAGGGATTTGTGAAGTATAAACAGCAAGGCGTGCCTCGCTCATCTCTACTGGCTTTGGTATAGCTATGTAAGAATACTTGACTTCTTCCATTTCTTTAACAATTAAATCAAGATCAATCTGAGAGTTTTCACGAAGCCAATTCTTGGCAGCATCAACATCTAAACGCCCCCACTCAGTTTTAAATTCTTTTTGTTCTGCAATAAGAGTTAGAACATTGCCCTTGTACCCACAAGAGAAACAGTGATGTACGCCACTCTCAGTATTAATAGACCATGACGGGTTGTTATCTACAACCCCTGTACGTAGCTCGTGCCCTGGGCATAAAGCGGTGATCTCATCACCACGTTCCGCCCAAGCCTCAACACCAAGCTTGAATAATAAAGACTTGACTTCGTTACTGGTTAATGGCATTACGTTTAGCCTTCCTAGCACGTCCCCTAAAAGACTCACGTTGACGAGGGGTAGTTGCCCCCCAAATTCCTTCTAAACTTGGTTCCCACACAGCGTAAGTAAAGCACTTTTCTAAGTGGTTGCATGAATTGCAAATATTTTTAGCAGCTTGGACTCCTGCAGTATTTTCTGGCTCAGGAAAGAAGATATTGATATCTAAATCAACACAAGCTTGTGTTCCATCAAAAATAGGCATTTTGGCCATTTTAATACTCCTGAAACTTTCCGTTTTCCCAATCCCAAAGCAGTTCCATCTCAACCTTGCCACAGTTACGGCTGGCCTCGATACGGAACAAACGTGAAGAGTCATCTTCCTCGTCTTGCCGTTCCAATGCCAAAATAACGTCAGCATCTTGATAGAACGATGATGAATACCCAATAGATGACGCAGACACGCGGCTCTTTTTCATCTTCCATTCAAGAACCTGTGTAGTAACTACAATTGGTTTTTTTGTTTTCTGTGCAAGTTTCTTCAATGAGCGAGTTAAGTTAGTAAGAGCCTTGGAAGTGTTTGCCTCGCCACTAATTTCGTCGGTCATAAGATAAACGCCGTCAACAAAAATAATGTCGGGCTGTAGCTTCTCAATCTTTGCTGAAAGTCCAGAGATAGTGTCTGCTGATGGGCCGTCTGTCAGATAAAAGTTATGCATAGTCTCCATCTTCTTAAGCATCTTTTGGTAACGAGCCTCTTCGTCTACCTTAAGTGCTCCACGTGTCAAACGTGCATGGGAGATGTTAGAGCGCATTGCGTCGTGACGAGTCTGTTGCTCGTGACTGCTCATCTCAAAAGATTGAAACATTGGGACAAACCCGTCGTTATGCAAGTTAACTGCTGTTTGCAATGCCACTACAGACTTACCAGTCTTTGGTGGAGCAATGATCACAATTAACTGACCTGGTTGTAAACCTGCGGTGGCTTGGTCAATCAAAGAAAATCCAGTAGCCATACCAATCAAACCATTAGGGCGTGTCTTGACTGCAAGATACTCGTCATAACGCTCTAACGGGGAATTAGTTAGGTTTACATCACGGCTAGCGCCTACGCCCTCGTCAGAGATTGTTGCAACCCCAGAACTCATAGTTGCAATGGCCAAATCGTGATCGCCCTCTGCAATTGACTCTGCAGCATCTTGAATAATCTGAATCGCCTTTTGACGACGTCGATACTCAACTAGTTGATCTAACAGATACTCAATAGAATCATCAACAGCTAACAACCGGTAGGTAGGAAAGTTATCCTTTACCGTTACTGCTGTAGGAACCTCAGAGTACTTGCTCCAATGGCTAACAATGAACTTCCATACTGAGCGATTTTCATCTACATAAAACCAGTCTTCTTTAAGACCGTATTCAAGGACAGCAGCTATGTCCCGTGTGCGTATAGCACGGCTGATAAGTCGTAACTCATTATCTGCAGCCATTACACCCTCCCAAGATCGTAGTACCAACTACCGTAACGAAGACTACGTGATGGTATATCAATCACGCAAACTAACTCGTTGCGGTAAGGCATTTCGGCTACCAAGTCTGATACAACGCGGTAAGCCTTTGCATAGTTAAATGGATTAGTACCTAAATTGTCAAGGTCATCCATGAAGTCTTGCATATCATCTGGCTTAACGCCAAACCCTACAAGTTCTAAAATATACCCGCTCTTTGTAGAATAATTCCAAAGACGAGAAAGCATAGCCCGGTCATATTCAATATCTTCATGAGCGTAAGGTATTACGCCTAAGATTTTAGAAATGACCGGGACACGCTTAATAATACAATCAGTCGTAACTGCTACACGCTTAGGTGTTTCATTGCTAAGATCCCCTCCAAGCATGTGTTACAAGACTTCTATTTTCCCGTATTTAACTACAAACTCTCTAAACAGCTCTGTAGAACTATTTATTGCTTTGCTTTCGCTCATAGGTGCGCGGGTTGATATTTTTAGTGGGTAAGTTCCATTATTTTCTTGGGCCTTTTTCACCACAAAACGAGTATGCTTGCAAGTTCCACGGGCTTCAAACCCTGGACAGGTGCACTCTACATCGTCACTTGCGAGATCTATTTTTACTTCGAAAATTCCACGGGCGGAAAGAAAGAATTGAACTGTACGCCATTCTGCCTTTACCATTGTCTTATCCTTCATTTTCGTCGATCTCCCTCTTCTGACACTATTTCAAGTGGAAAGAACGCTTCATGGGCAAAGCTTTCCATTGCCGACCCATAAACTTCTCCCCAACTTTTTAGTGGAACGTTTGTTGTAACTATAGTTGGTAAACCGGCATTGTACCTAGAACGCAATACTGCGTCAAAGGTAGTCTCTGCCCAACCGGATGCTGTTCGGTGTTCTTTACCTAAATCGTCTAATACAAGAATACTTACGTTATCTGCGGATTTATTATCGCCAAAAATTCGATCCATAAGGTATGCATCATCTCCTGACTCATCTTTCCAAGACCTTTGCTGAATGCGAAGTAACTTGGGATAATCCACGAACATAACGGGATTTTTAACCATTGAGTCAGACTGACCCCAAATTGAAGGATCTGCACGACGTAACACTTCTTGTAGTACAAGGTTAGCAAGAGTTGTCTTACCGTGTCCTGGTTTGCCGACTAAGAGTAATCCTTTTCCACATAATTCTGTACCACGTGCACGAATAATCTTGCCGTCTACTACAAACTCAATCCATTGATTAATTGTGGCGGTTACTACGGGGCTATATGGGGCTAGGTCAGCAAGCTCTTTACCAATAAAACGATCTGGGATACCCGAATGGTTTATTTGGGCACGTACAGATGGTCGAAGTTTAGATAAATCAAACATTAACCCTCCAAGAGTTTTAGCATCTTAGCCTGATGGGCCAAGAAATCATCATCAGCGTACTCAACTTCTTTTGGATTTGCAAACAAACCGTGGACGGTGGGGTAATAAGCCACAAACCGCCTCCAGAAAGGCTTACCAACCCCTGGGTCACGTATTAGCCTAGGGTCATTAAAAAAGGCTCTAATAGCCCTTAGAATCCCGGGACGGGGCACTCCTTTGCCTACCTGTTGGTTAATCCAAGATGCAAGGCTCTTACCGTTAACCTGACTAGGAGCGCTATTGGCATGTTCCCTAGTCAAATCATAAAACTCAGCTACTAGGTCCTGAGTGGTCCACTCATCTTCTGGGCGTTCGTTCCTAAGCATGCTAGGAGGAACTGCTTCAAAACTAGTCTTTTTGTACTTGAGTTTACGCATTTCTTTCTTGTCTACGGGGTCTGTGAGTTTGCCTACAACCCCAACCTCGCCTTTGGTCTTAGTCTCTGGCTCATCAAAACCTGGCCATGCCATTTCTATGTACTCCTCTTCGGGCTCGCCCGATACATTAGTTGAACTTACGTTAGTAAGTTCTACTAAGGTACTATTAGTTATTAGCTTACTAGCTGTACCGTATAAAAGGGTGCCTGAAAATCCGTCCCCGGTAATCCAGGCCTGGGTAACCCGTACCTGGTAGGACCATTGGCCATTTTCTGTCCTAAAACTGGTCTCAGAAACATAGCCGGCAGAGATCAATTCGCGCACAGCTTTGCGTACCGCGTCCCTGCCCTCAGGTACTAAGGGATATATTTCGGCAGCACTGAGTGCCTTGCCGGCTGACATATATAGAGCCCAGATACCTTTAGCACGGAGCGATAGTTTAGAATCCAGCAATGGTGCAGGATCGATCATCTAGCCCTCCTAGATATTTAAAGTGGCGGTACTCGCCTTGGCACACCTCGTAGTGTACGTGGATCATTTACCTCAAGCAAAGTCCTTACGAGCATAGTGCAAGTCATTCCTAAAAAGGATGCAGCAAAAGACGTAAAAACTATGAGACCCCAAGTATGGTCTATAACAAAGTAGGATGCAAATAGGGATACTACTAAGGCCAAAAGACCACGCCATTTGCCCAGTGAAATAAGTAACTCTTCTACAGCGGTAAGTACAAATGCTGTGGACAAAGAGACAATAATTAATTCAGTCATGCCCTCACTATACACCCTTACACAGGTACTACAATTACGTCGTCTATGTAAATAATATTGTCGTTAGCAGTTCCGCTAAACGCACTAGGGGTGTAGATAATTTCTAATACTGCGTAATACGCTGTTGGAGTAGGTGCAGCTGTTTGTCCAAATAATGCTGCCCATCTATCTTCTGGATTACGTGAAGAGACTTCTGATGTAAGAACTACTGTTGATCCTACAGCTGTAGCTTTAGTACTATCAGTATAGAAAGTTACTTGAATTTTAGGTGTTCCTGTTCTACTAGGTGTTAGGTACGTAGTTGGGGCATACATTTTTGCGGCAAACTGATACTTAGTTCCAGGATTGACATGGAATTCAGCTTTAGCTCCAATAACCCCTGACCCAGAACTGTTTCGAGCACGTAGCCAAGAAGTACTTGAGTACCCTTTTATGCCATTTAAAAACCCTTTAGATACGTACCTAATTATGGTGTTATTTTCTAATGCCGACCAACCATAAAGATTATTCTCAAATGAATATGACGGAGCAATTGAGGAGATATTTTCATCTTTAGGGGTAGCAGAAACGCCTTTATTAACTTTGTATGTGCTACCAATAGGTAGATACGCAGAAATAGTATTTATTAACCGAGAGTACTTTAAATCAATATTTGGCCAGTAGTAACTTCTACCTACGCCAGTCATAATTGAATTTGTCGCGTATTGGGTAGTTCCTGATAAAGCTGCGGCGTCTGGCTGAATATTTACAAAAGTAGTTGGGTAGCTACCAAACTCAGCTTGAGCACCGTCAATGTAAATTTTCCCATTTGATTCGTAAGGGAAGTTAAAGTTAATAGTCAGTGTTCCTGCAGGGCCAGCGTATAAAGGCTTGTCTACTATTCCAGTTACGTTTACCCTGTACCATTTTGAAACAGTTGATGTAGTGGTGCTTGCTGGAGGTATTTTAAATACTTGGCTACTGGTCCTAGACGCAGTGTTATCTGTAAAAGTAACCGTAACAGTCATTGTATAAATAGAGTCATGTGCTATATAAGCTGAAGCTGTTATTAATTCCCCGCCCGTAGGAAAAGGAGGTACTCCTCCTGTAGAAGCCTTTGAAGGGTAGTTAAAAGTTGTAGATACTTCAGGACTACCATAGTTATGCATGGTAGTGCCGGTGTAAGCAATTTCTGCTCTTTTTGTACCAAACTTAGCTGAAGGATTAGCCGTACCTACAGTAAATGATGTTGTTGTGTTAGCCTTAGCTGTCCACCCTGTGGTTACGTTGCCCTCAAAACTAGGGTTGTCAATAAGATTAGTACGTGCCTTAGTTTCCCAAGCAGTGTCTCCTACAGGGATAAGATCATCAGTAATGATAGGGGCAATAGCTCCCCCAGGAGGAACAACGGAAGATGGAATAGCTCCTCCGTTACCCTGGAAATAAGTGTTTATTGTGGGGCTTTCTTCAAATAACGCGCAATCTAAATACCAAATTTGATCTGCTGCAGTAGCGTTAAATTCAACAGAAAGCATTGCTGAGCTAAAGCCGTTCATTTTTGTAAATTCAGGTGCAGTAGCGGTAACTGATATTCGTGTCCAAGAGTTATTAGTCAAACTAGTTGGTAAAGAACTTGTTTTCCAAGAAGAAGGGTCAGCCGCTACGTATTTACCCTCATAGCCAGTTGTTGTTGACGTAATAACTTTAGTTTGATCTTCTATGCTTTGAGGCATATCAAATTCTATACCTACTGTTGCTCTATAGTTATTGTAAGGGGCTAAGACGTATACGCTAAAAGTGTACTGTGTACCAGGTTTAAGATTTCTAATCCAGTTGGTATAAACTGCGCTTGAATCCGCTGCGGTAGAAATAAACTTACCTACGTTAGTGCTTCCAGCCATAATGGTTGTTATTGGAGAATCGTCAGATAGAAGAGTACCATTTATGGAATTCCAAAAACCAACCCCATCTTCAAATCCAGGGTTACTAACAAGATTTGTACGATAGCCTTCTAAATTTATATTGATATTTTTTGCGTCTTCATAAATTGCGTCACCTGAACCAAACTCTCTATTACCAATAAGACCTGGATATGGAGAAAACATAAAATTATCAAAGTAGATAGAGTTAGTTATAACCATCGCGGAAGTAACAATTTTAACCCCCGCATACATAGCCTTTGTTGGTGCAAAGACTGCAGAATAAGTATTAGAAGATTCAAATTTTGTCCAAGAAGACGTGGATAGGGTAACTGCAGTTCCTGACGAGGTGCTTAATAAGTTTCCTGTTGAGTCAAACCATTGAATTTGAGCTTGAACTGTAATAGAGCTATTGGACTGTGATAAAGCCCATCCTGAAAATGAATATGGTGTGCCAGGGGTAACTAATAGTCCTTTAGTAGTTACGTCGGTTACTGCTAAAGATCCATAGGAAAGTATAGTTGGGTTACCTGTAGCTGCTGAAGTTCTAGTGAGTACACCATAACCATCTGTTAGGTACGTCCCTGCAAGACTTAACGTAGGTTTAGATAAAGACGTTTGTGCACGACTTCCGGCAACAAACGTGCTAATAGAGTCAGCTTTCCAAGTACCTACATCTCCTTCAAAAGAAGACTGTAAGTAATCAAGCATCATATTTCTACCTACAGAAATCATTGATTTAAAATGTGTCAACGATTTAATGTAGTTATTAATACCAAGGTAAGTTCCTTTAAGGGAATTAATAAGATGGCCATTTTTGTACAAAGACCTATGAAAGCTATCTCCAAGTTTAGGCTCATAGGTAAACCCTAGAGATACGACTGCAGAAGGTAGCAATTCTTTAGGGTATTTTCTATAATCAGAAAGATTGTTAATAGCTCCTGCTTGAGCCCGAAGCTTGTCGTAGTAAAAAGCAAATGCGCCCACAAAGTTGTAAAGCTGGGTGTCTGTATCTGGCTCTCCCAAAGCTTCTGAAGCATTGCTAGTCCAGGCTCCTGGAAGAAGTTTTAAAATTCTTAGAGTTGTATCGTCTGTAAAAGCATCCACAATGACAGCATCAGAAGCCCCTAAAAGTTGCCAGGTAGCTACCGTAGAGTTAACGCCAATTAGTCCCCAAAAAGAATATGTAATAATTGAGCTTGAAAGAAATACGGCATCTACATCTTTGTAAGGTGAGTAGTAGGTAATGGACTTACCTGCATAAGGAGTTGTATCAACAAATTGTGTTACTAGCTGTCCTTGATTAGGGTAATCTGGGGCTCCGCCAGCTGTTTTAATAATTTTCCAGGCATAAACTATATCTGCATCATTTACAGCAGTAGTTTTCCACGAAAGAATTACAGTTCTGTAATCAATAGTGTTTGCGGTAAACCCAATATTGTACGGAATAGACTTTGAGTCACCATAGGTAGATATTCCATAGATACTGCTGCCATATAGGCTCATGTGTTATACCTTCTAGTGATTATTTATTGGTTTCAACAATGTGCTGGTGAAATTCACCAGACAACTTTGATACGTCCTGACTAATATTGTACACTTTTTCTTCAATATTATCGACCTTGCTAGACATCTCGTTTACTGCTTGGCGTAAACCACCGCCATTTGGTCCAAATTGAGTTTGAATAAATTCAAGTCTTTCTTGAATAATTGCTACTTCTAGTCGAGATTCTGTGTTTCTTTGATCAAGTCTTCGCCAGATGCCCCATATTGCCGCTATTAAAGCGACAGTTACTGAAACTACTTCAACAATACTAGCGAGTAAAGATATGTCCATTTTTCCTACATTCCTGACAGCAAAAACGGATGAGGAGCAAAGCCCCCGTACGCTTTTAATCCAATTTCAATATTATTAATACGTTCTGCAACATTTGTCCAAGTAGTAGTAACTTCACTAGGAGTACCCGACCAAGTGGAGGTAACTAGGGCTGTGCCTAGTTTTGTTTCAATAGCTACCACTTCATCTTGCAAGTTATTAACGTGTGCGGCATAAATTGTGTCAGAATAATCTACGTGATTTTGCCCAAACGATACTATTGCTCCGGGAAATGTGGTCATAAAGTCTCCTTAAAAACTTATCTTTTCTATAATTACTTATTTTTGTAAATAAGTCTTTTTAAACTTAGGAAATACCGCCTGAAAGCACGATTGTTGTATACGTATTTGTCAAGCTAGGGATTTCTGAAACCGCTATTGGGATATCTGCAGGCGCACCAGTAAAAAACGTCACAGTGCCCGATACAGCACCGGTATGAAGTTTATCTACGGTTACCGAAGTGGTGTTAGTTGATGGCGTGACTGTAGCAACTTTTGCTCCCGCTTGAATACCTGTTCCATAAATATATTGCCCAACAGCTACTGGAGAAGTACTTGTTACAATATTATTAAGGGTAAGCGTATAATTTGAGGCACCTGTTCCATTTACTGTGGTAGTCCCATACCCCGTAGAAATTTTACCTAGCCCATTAATAATTACGTTAGTTACAGCTGGGTGGCGCATAACTTCATAGGTGATTGCGGAAAGAACTACATCCTCACCAAAAGCGTAGCCATTATAAGAAAATAGCCCTGTGTCTTTGTCTAACATAAGGCTGCCTACAGCTAGCTGTACATCAGACTGAGAAAAACCGTCCCTGATATACACAGTCATGTGTAAATAAATTGGGACATACGTTGGGGGATTAATGTTTATTTTGGTGTTTACTGGGCATCGTGTACCCACAAAACTTGTTAAAGCATTCCTAATTGGACTAAATACTGTTGTGTCTTCAATTCCGTTTTTAACTCCGGGGGTAGATGATCCATCATTAAGTGGCTGTACAAAAAGATTAACTTGTGTGTACACGCTTGCAGTTGCTGATGCCCTACCAACACGAGGTACAAGAACTGCTAAATCTTCGTAATCTTTTAAGGTAACTGCGCGATTTTTAGTCTTTAAAGCTTTGCGAATATTTCCACGAATAGAGTAATAAGGCTCTTGCATATCACCATTTGTGCCACCAATTGAAGCACTTACTGGCATTACTGTAGCTAACGCCCCTACCCCAGATAGCGATAGTCCTGGAACGTAAGTAAGGGACAGGGCGCTGGTTCCATCCGCATTAATCAAAGACGGGCTATTCAGGGCTAAGTTCCCAGAAATACCGACACTTACTCGGTACAGTGCGCTTACAGGGGTACCTACTTCAGGAATTTTTCCATTAACGCCATCGCCAAATAAAACTGACACAGTGTTATCCGCATTTACACGAGTTGTAAAGACTCTATCTAATGGGCCGTATTCGGAAAGATTTAATACGTATTGCCATTTAGTAAATGAGGTGCTTTGCCCTGTGTAAACAGATACAGAAAGATCAATAATTCCAACTTCAGGAAGTATAAACTCAGCATATGCGTATCCACTTGCAGTTCCTAAAGTAACAGGAAGTGGGAGGTTGTTAGTGTCTAGGCCGCTACTTGATAAGGTATTTGAGACGTAGCCTTCAAATGCAGTAACAGTTGAGCTTGCGCCATTGGCCAGAGACGTAATTGGGGCGGAAGTTTCAAAATAAATTTCCGTAAAAGTGTCTGTATCAACATACCCCCGAACCTGAGTTCCAATCGGAAGATTCAGTGTAGAGCCGCTAGTATTTGTAAAAGTTAGTGAAATGTACGAAGGTGATCGTCCAGATACGTGGTATCCCGAAACTTCAGCAAAGTTAAGAATATTCTGTAATTGTGTTGCAGATTGCACAGTACCTTCATTTGCAGCACGATCTAGGTAATAAGACAAGTTATCGCCTAGATAAGCAAAAGCTTCCACTAAAGCAAGGGTAAAGTCAGATTCCTCATTTGCTTGCCATTCAGGAATTCTGTTTTTAACAACTTTTATAAGATCATCTCTAATAGTTAAATAGTCTCTTGAAGTGTAATCAATTTGTGGAATTTTCATAATGTTCTCCCATATTTTTCGCCATTAGGTAAGAAGGTAGAGGAAGCAACGTTAACCTCACTAGCAGATCCGTCCGGAAGGGCTATTAACACGGTAACGTTTGTTCCAGTTTCTATTGGTGAATTTAAGTCAATTAATACATCTTGAAGTTTAATGTAAGGAAGCGAATAGCCTATTGCCCTTGTTATAGCCTCACCAATTGACCCATACACATTGTCCATTGTCTCGTAGAGACTTCTGGCAATGTCTACTCCATATTCTGGCATCATTGGGCGTTGGTATACGACCGTAGAAAGAAGAGTTAATACTCTATCCTGGTAAATTTTAATAGAATTAGTAGTAGAAACAATCTTCCCAGATTTATCTATCTCAAAGGGAAAACGAATAGCTTTCACAATTGAACTCCCAATTTTTTGACAAAGTATGCTTTTCTAAGTGTACCTGAACCCATAATGTATGTAATCCTTAATCTATACTGCAGTTACAGTATGAATTCCCACCCATACGGGATAACTAGTATCACCAGATTCAAAACTAACCCATACTCTATCCCCAACTAATGGAATAGAAATTGTCCCAGAAAATGGTGGTAAGCATGGTTCTGCCCAATCCAATGACTCTGTACCTGTGATCTGGGGGACAGAAACTTGTAACCTATTAGAGTTTAAAGGGTCGTTATTGTTTTTAACAATACCTCTGTAGATTCCAAAAAACCTTGGCTTATCCGTAGGATCTAGTGAATATTTTGTGTAATCTGAATATGCCATTTTACTGCCTTACCCATTGAATATGTGCTTTTTTACTAGCAATATCTGGGATGTAAGTAGTTGGGTTAGGAACAATTGCCTGTTCTCCAGTGTCAGTCTTATTTGCTACTTTGTACAATGCAGTTTGACTACTAGAAACATGCGTTGACTGGTCTTTTGAAAGAGGGGTAATTGTAAACTCATTAGACTTTAATACGTGGTTCCCAGTTTTTTTAAACGGGTCACTATTAATTACTGCCCTAATATGGTGGCGGGTATCTAGGATATCTCCAAAAGAGTCTGGTTTAAGAGCCAATAACTCGTCATTAGAGCCAATATGAACAGACATTGTGTACGGCATGCCTTTGTTAATTGTGTGAACAACTGAGATAACAACCCAGATACCTTCCATACCATCAGGCAAACCTTTTAGGTAAATAGGGTCATAGGGCTCTAATTTGGGGTACCCCAATAGTAAGGCGTTTGCCAAGTACCTGTATCTAGATTGACTAGCTTTAGCTTTTGCTATGCTTTCAGCTTTTCTAGGGTCATTAACAACTTCATGCGTAATGTGAAGATCATGTTGCTCTAACATCAGTGTCCTTCATAAACGTCATTCCAACCCATAGGTGCGTAAGTAAACACGCTATGACTTGATACATTTTGGGTTTTCCAATTAGGCTTAAAACGGTATTCTTTACCATCACTGTTATGTAGTACTAAAGGTAAGTCTCCCTGAGAACCATGCTCTGGGGTTCTAGTAGAGTCTTGAGCAGTAAAACTTAAAAGAGTTTGCTGACCAATTATGCCTCTAGGCCCCATGACATAGTGCCTAAATACTGGGGCATATCGGTATTTTTCTTTAATAATGTGTTCTTTTGGTTTAAAAATTACCGTAGTATTTGAAGCCCGCAAAGCATACCCCGTCTTAGAAGATAGTTGACGCATTACCTGCCAATGCGATTGGCCTGCTTGTGCAATACTCTCATTAATCAGAGAATGCTTTACTACGTCTGGATAAAACCCGCTCTTATGAGCAAGGTTGTACACGATCTTGTCAGCAGTTTGGGGACGATGAACTTGTTTGCTGGATTCTTTTAATAGTTCTGAGTTATTTACACAGATAACTTTTGTAAAAGTGTTATTTGGGGTTACGTTTTTTTCTACAGTGTGCACAAAACCTACAAACTCTTGTTCTAAGTTTTGGCCCGTAGACCAGTTAAATTTAACTGGGTCTCCACCCTTAATTTTGTTAGTACTGTGATTTTGTATCGAACCTTTAAAAGAGAGTACTAAAACATCATGCTGGGCTTGTGTCTGGTGTACCTCAGCATAGTGAAGAAACATATTAAAACTTGGGGATTTAGGAAAGTTAATCCTCCAAAAAACTTTTCTATCTTTTGCACTAGTCAACTGGGATCCTTACAACGGTTCCTGGTTTAATATAAAAAGGGTCAGCAATTTCAGGATTAATGTCCATTATTTTTGCCCATAGTTTTGAGTCACCGTATATCTTAGCTGCAATAACATCTAATCTGTCACCTTCTCTAAAGATGTGTTCAGCATAAGAGTTATTAAAAGGAACTTTAAAATCTCTATAAACATACGTACTTGCAGAGGGGGATCTCTTATCGTAAACGTTTCCAATTATTCCGCCGGAATAGCGACCTGTGTTATCTATCATTAGTTTCCGCTATCTGTAGAATCTGTACCTGTAGTGTAAGGCATGCCAGGCCAAGTAGCGTCTTTCTTAATACCAAATTGTTGATCGTACCAAGTTTGTATATCCGAAGTAGGGCCGAGCTTTGGCGTAGGAATACGAATCATTGACAGAGTTACTTCCGTGACAACTGGGACCATATCTTCAGTAAACATTACATGGTTTACTGAAATAGATTGGATAGTTACTTTATATCTAACATTATCATTAAATTTAAGCCAAACAGGTACGCCAGACATAAAACCAAAATCTGAAGTTGGCGCAGTCATAGTAGGTCCTAAAGAAGGGTCACCATTCATAACTCGGTAAAAATACTCAAGGTCATACTCAGTTCCTCGCGTTAAGATACCTGTTGCGTCAGCCGCTGTAAGGGTCCTCTCATAAGAACCATCTGTTCCAGTAGCTAGGTAATTTAAAGGATTGTTCAGTGCTGAACCACGACTTTGTTTTGATACCATAGTTGTGTCGTAGCCCTTCAACATAGACACGTCTATAAGCCTATTTAAAAATAAAGTAAAGTTAAATTGCTGGCTTCCAGAAAGAGCTGTAGCAACATCTTGGGTATTAGTCCAATCAATACCGGTAGAAACACTATTTGTGTAATTAATAGTTGTTGGGTTGTACATAAATTGAAACCCCCAAAGATGCCCTCGGTGTTTTTTATGCCCATCATTATCAAATGCAGTATCTACATCTTGATAAAAAAACCCTCTTTTATTTACTTTTTGTAAGTTTGCAATTGTAGAAGCACTTACGCCTTGGCCTACTTTAAGATTTGGAAAAGCAGTTGGGGCAATAGTTCTACTAGATTTATGAGGAGGAGGGTTAAACGTGCCAAATTTTGCAGAGTAACTTAAAGCGTTAGCAACAGAGAAAAAATCAGATGGGCGTTTGTTGTCATAAGTTTGCCCAGTAAATGGATTAGTCTCAACACCTTCAACTCGGCTCACAGTTTGAGCATAGATAGCGTGCGTGCCATCATAATTTACTTTAGATAATGTGCCGTCAGCTTTTGTTTCTACATCAAATTCTTCTAATTTTACAATAGTACCTACAGGAAAAGTACCGTTTTTAGGAAACCAGTTGTCTGCTTGCGATTCAACAAAGCCGCTGCTTCTGTCTACACGCATATTAAACATGCCATTATCTGGAGTTGGACTAATCATTTGCCCAAATAGGTAACTATTAGTGTAAAACTCTACGTTTTTACCGTTTTCGCTAACCTGGTACCAGTAAGTTTTACCATTATGAACAAGACCAAACTGACCATCTTGCAGAGTTGTAGGAACAGTAGGTTGGATATTGTGTTGAAAATCAACAGGTATAACAGTATCGTCTGCCATTAGTAATTCCTTATGCTATCTGTTCTTAGTTCTCTTTGAAGAATGTCTTTAACTTGACGTGCCAGTCTTTGAGCATCCCCAGTACTTGCACTTGCAATATTAACATTCATATTGATAGTTATCCCGCCATCTGATCCGCTCATACTTGGAGAACTGCCCATACCTAACATCGCAGAGGTTGAAGCTGAGTTAACACTAAATCCAGTACCAGTAACATTCAAAAGTGTGGCTAGCTCATTACCAGAACTGCTGTTAGAGCTACTAGCGCTATTATTATTATTGGTATTGCTACCAAAAAAATTACCTACGCTATTTGCAAGATCTTTCCACCAAGGTTTATCCCCATTATTTGCGTGTTGCTGTGCGCTTATTACCGAGGTGTCCGTGTTGACGCTGCCAGGGTCAATAGGTGATGCGCTTGCATTTAGCTTTGTACCCTTATCTGGGTCTGCCCAACCAAGGTATGGTTTACTCCACTGCTTTGTTAAGTAGTCAATAGTTACAATATCAGCTTTGCCCTTACGCTTGATATCAGTAGACACAATCTTTCCACCGCCAATAGAGACTGCGGCGTGGCCATACTCTCCTCCACCCCAGTACACCATAGCTCCTGGAGGAGGAGTTTTACCTTGGTAAGCACGTCCTTCTTTTTTAGCCGCTTCCCATCCAGCAAGTGCACTCTTGTAACGGCCAGGTTTACCCCAAGCAGTTTCTGTAAATCTTTCACAGTAATTATTCCAACCACTTGATCCACTCTTAACTTGTTGAATAGCCCATTGTGCAGCTTCACGAGCATTACGTGGAAGATCTGACTTAGTCTCATTGTTTTGATTGGCTTTTAACTTAGATAGGTCTGTGCTGTCATTAGCCCCAGACTTGTGCAAATGTTTTTTATATGCGCCAGTCTTGTAGGTAGACCAAGGACTCCAATTTGTTCCTTTATTAGAGATAGCGTAAGCGGCCTTAGCATTTGTTAAGGGGTCAAGTAGTTCATCGTTGGACTTAAGGTGGAATTGTTTACGTCGGTTAGGGCCCATATCTCCAATCATATTAATTTGGAATAGCCCGTATGAGTTGTCACCAGTTTTTTTATTAGTATTGTGCGCGGTTGCTTTACCGCCAGATTCCGCCATTGCAACAGCATAAGCAATGTCAGTAGCACGTGGCCCAAAGCCTGCCTTTTTAATAATGTTTGTAAGGCTACTCTCTGAGGAGCCCTTACCTTCATTAAGCCAGCTAGTACTTGGGGTTGGATACCCACCTTGTTGCCAACGCTTTAGGTCTGGGTTTGCTTGACCATACCCTGTACGATCAAATTCGTCTGAGTCAAATTGACCAGTAGTTTGGTTAATAGGTAGTAGTGCATTACCAGTAACAGGGTCATAAATTTGACCCCACCTATCATGCTTAACTTTCTTAGGCTTTTCTTCTTTTTCAGGTTTATGAGTTGAATACCAAAGACCTCTAGCAAGTCCTGCTAAAGCCCCTACTACTGCTCCAGCTGGCCCAGCTACCATTGCTCCAGCCGCAGCATATCCGCCCATGTATGCCGCTGTAGTACCTATATTATCTTTTAAACTATGGTCTTTAATACCATGCTTGGCACCCCATGCACGAAGTTTAGGCACGGCCCAGTTTGTAGCCATAACAGTTGCCGCACCTAAAGCAACTCTTCCAGCCATTTTGCCCATTGGGCTTTTCATAAAGGATCGACCTTTAGTAAGGAGGTTCTTCATACTGCCTGGTGCAAGAAGAGTGTTACTGCCTCCCCCACTGTCTCCACCCTGCTTTTGCCCTTGGCTGGCAAGCCAAGCATTGCGAGCTTCCATGTTACTGACAAATTTACCTGTTACAGGGTCTTGAACACTTCCGGGAACCCAAGTAACTTTTGATGGGTCGTTAGGATCTCCTCGGTACGCCCCTGGGTAATCCTCCGGATACTGAATAGCACTACCCTGAGAAGGTCCGCTAGGCTCATAAGGTCCTGCAACTCCTGCAATTGGCTGCATAGAGGTTTGGTTTGACCAACCACCCGTTTGAGTTTGATCTCCGTACCCAAATGCAGCATCTCCTGCAGACATTACTGCTCGTCCAAGTTTAGGTGCTAAATCTTTAGCGGCAGCCGTAACTGCGCCTTTAACTCCACCTTTTGCGTACCCTACAGTTGCATCTTTAACTGCCGAAAAAAGGTTTTTACCCCATGCTTTCATACCGCCAGATTTTTTAATATCTTGCATAAGGCTGCTTTGGCCTTCTTTACCAGTAAGTTTGCCCCACATAGCGTGTAGGCCTTTATCTGCAAGTTGATTAGCAACGTTTGTAGCCGCTCCCATAGGAGTATTTGCGGCCTGGTGTGGACCTGCTGTTATTGCCAGTTGGCCTGGCCCTGATGTTATTGCTAACTGGTTTGATACTCCTGGCTGTCCTTGCCCTGAGGTGTTTGTTCCAAAGAGTTTATCTAAAGCTTTAGATGTAAACTGCGCCGACTTACCATCAAGGAATTTTTGAGCAACCTGGGAGATGCCCCCATACATAGCGGCACCAGTATTACCGGCAGTAGGTAAAGTGTCTAAGAATCCTTTTAGGTTACCAAATGCGGTAGTCAATGCTGGTAGAATTCTTGCAAGTTTAGCAAATTGGTCATTCACAGTTGCCGTAGAGTTCAAAGCACCGCTGTAGCCGCCTACAAGACCTGTACCAGTTGCTTCCAGCTTGTTAGCTTCAGAGCCCTGGTAGTGGTACATAGCCCGCATAGGATCATCTTTAGGCAGTTTAAGAATATTATTCTTAACATTCTCAGCATTAAGATCTAGTTTTTTCCCGCCATTTCTAGCTTGATAATAGATAGTATTCTGAAGAGTTGCCATCAAGTTTTCGTCGCCACCGGCAGCCATAGCAATATCTTGGTAAGAACGGGAATTTCTATTAAAGACCTGCGCAGCTTGTTCAGCCGTAATATTCTTGGCCCCAAACATGCGTTTGTAAAGGTCACTAGAAAGAGAGGCAGGGTCTCTTAAGCTCCCATTTGCATTACGAGCATTAATTCCCATTCTTAGGAAGTTCATGCCATTAATGCCGCCCATACCCGAAGCTGTTTGCTCATTGCTCATACCGGTAAGGACGCTTAGACCACCAACTTGGTTCATAATGTTTCCGTATGAACCCATAGTTGGGATAATGCCCTGGCTGGCTAGAATAGCTGTAGAAGTTTGGGCAGAGTAAGGACCAGTCATGCCACCTTTGAGCAACTGGTTGCTTTGGCGAATAAGAGCGTTAGGATCTCGCCCAATCATAGAAGCAACACCCTGAGTGCTAATTCTTTGAGTTACTGCATCAAGAGTATTAGGCATCATTGCAGCTGCATAGTATGCAGTGCTAGATACCCCAGCTTTAAATCTGTCCCAACCAGAAGGTCCTTCGCCAGGAGGAACTATCTTATTAAGTTGCTCCATAGTGGCATTAGTAACGTCATTTACTTTACTAAAAACGTTACTATTTGAGCCAATATTTACATTAGAATCTTTGCCCCCACCCATCTGTTGCATGTACTCAGCAGATTTTTTCAAAGATGTCTCCATCTTTGTAACCTTCATTAGGATGCTGTCGTACAGCTTGTCTACACGCTCAATTTCTTGAGATGGACGGGTAGGGGCCGTCATGCTATTAGGGGAGGTAGCTTTAGGCAAATTTTCATTGAGTGCCATTATTTAACTCCATGTCCTAATCTAAGCAAAGCTAGCTTTAACCAAATTTCCCTCTCCCGGCGGCTTAAAGACTTAATTTCCATTAAGCCCCATCCGGGAAAATACTTACTTATTATTTCATATGAAAATAACAAGTACTCGTATTGTTCTTTTCTATTAAAGAAGAAACAGATCCGCTAGGGTAAGCGGAAGTGGTACCTCCAGCCCACAAGAAGGGCAATCTTTAACCAACTTGGAAAGATCTGGTCCTGGGTTTTTATCTGAGAGTTCAGCTAAAATCTTACGACGATCTTGCATACCCAAGTTTTTAACCTGATCCACACTAATTACTGGCTGATCATTAATTTCAATGATGCACTCTTTAAGAAGTACGGTATCCATTTCGGCTGCAGTACGGTCTTGAAGATTAATTAGCTTGCGTTGTACAGCTCCATTAGGGAACTCTACAAGTACCTCGCCTACCTTACAATTAACCACAATTGATCTATCCGAGATTGGGTCTTCAAAACGATTAATTGGTACATCAGTATTCAAATCAATTGTAAAATCGTAAATTTCATTACAATCTGCACATTTGGCCTTTAGAGCAAGCTCATTTCCAAAAGTAGCAATTCGAATCTGAATAATTAAATATTCACGATCTCCGGCTAGGAGACGATCTAGTACTGCTGGGGTTGCCTTTTCTTCTCCAATTTTGACTGTTGCACGATCAAGAATTGCCATAAGACTACGACCATAGTCGTTGATCTTTGCAATAGCTTCTTCATCTACCCCAGTCAGTTCGCGGATTTCCGCGGTATCTACAAGTTCCCCATTAAAGGAGTTGTAGATTCCCGCTAGTAGCTTGACATCTCCGGAAGGAGGAGGAGTGATCTCTACAGGACCATCCACAGGCGAAGCCTGTGTCTCCTCCTCCTCTACGGAGTTAGACATTGCTATGGCGGCCTGAGCTAACTGTGCAGCTAGTTCAGGGTTATCGAGTGCACTTACGGTTTCAGTTGACATATTGTGTTCCCTCTTAATTTAGGTTTTAGATCGTGAATGTTGCGGCTGAAGTCTTGTAATCGTTAGCGTAGTTAACGTCAAAGCCTTCGTGTACTACTGTCATGCCTTCAACCATTAGGCTGCCTGCTGCCTGAAGATCGCCGTAAACCAGTCTCTGAATCCACGCATTGTAGATACGGAAACGCATAGAAACGTGAAGTTCCCATGGGTTCTTAGCAGCTGCCCCATTTTCTGCAGTGGTACCCGCAGGGTTTGGATGACTTAGTACCGACACATCAATGTTACAGCGGAAGTCATGTCCGGCACCCGCTTGGGCGCGGCCTGAGATAACCGAGAACAACTGACGCATCCAGTCGCTATTTTGGGTGCTGCCTAGAGTCTGACCTCTTGTAAAGTTAATTGGCTCAAAAGTGGTCTGACCTGGCAACTGGTGAACAGCGGTGTTGTATCCGCCTTCACGATAGGCAATAGGGTCTACCTGCATGCCAAAACCTGACACGTTAGTAAAGCCTAGAGTCTTCTTAAATTTAACCTTAGCAGTCGACGTTTGGTCATGAGGTAGAAATTCTACCAAGAACCTAAAGTTACGGATTGGGTCCGTAGCTACGCTACTGAAAGGAAAAATGTTTACGCTGGAAGCGCCTGAAGCGTTACCGCCACTTCCGGGTCCACCTGGGGATGTTAACATTGTATATTCTCCTTAATTAGAACGCGGTCGCGCTACCGGTTAGCTGACCAATATTGATAACAACAAACTCGGCAGGGTACTCAAGAGCCACACCAACCTGAATGTTAACCTGACCATTGGCAATGTCAACATCGCCAGTTGTCACGCCGTCACACTTGACATAGAAAGCTTGCTCAGGAGTTGCACCACGAAGGCCACCTTGCTGCCAGTACATATTCAAGAAGTTGCTGAGGCTTGAACGCAATTGGCGCCACAACCATTCATCATTGTTCTCAAATACTGCAAACTGGGAACGAAGTTCAATTTGCTTCTTGATGTAAATCATGCTTCGACGCATGTTGACGTAGCGGTTAGGAGATACGTTGTTAAGTGTGCGGGCACCCATAACCACAATACCTGCACCAGGGGCAACACGAATTGGGTTAACTGGATAGGCTGCAGTGTTTAGCGTATCCAATTGATCATTAGTCAAGCGACGTGGCTTGCCTGTAGTATCGTATTCAAGATCCACAGCAATGTTAATGTTTGCTGAATAACCTGCAGGGGACTTAAATACGCCACGAGAAGCATCGGTATCTTGGTAAACGCCTAGGATAGCGCCACCAGGAGCAACATTTTTGGTAACACCAGGAACTGACTTGCTTGTATCTGGAATTGCAATCCATGGGTAGTAGATAGCCGCGTTAGCGCCACTAGCAGTACTTGTAGTCCAAGTATTGGTTACGGAAGCGCTAGCACTTGAAAGGATAGCGGTTCCACTCTCAGTGTTACTTGTTACAAAGGTTACAGTTGTAGGCACCGAAGTAATTGTGAACTTACCTGAGTAACCTTGGCTAATTGCCTTTGCAGATGTCAAAGTTGTAACTGTTCCAGTGTTTGCGTTAGCAAAGTAGAAGTTAGTAGTATCAACAACAGTGATTGTGTAAGTACCGTTGTATGCGGAGGTTCCTGTTGAGTTTCCATCTGCAGTATTTGTAATACCTGAAACTACTACCGTATCGTTATTCTTGAAGCCATGGGCAGCGCCAGTTGTAATAGTTACAAAGCCTGCAACCTGAGTAGCTCCCTGGTAGCCTGGGCGAACTACTGATGCAGCAGTACCTGTAATGTTTGCAGAGTTAGTCATACCAGCAAGAGTTACTGTCTGACCAGCAATGAAGTTATGCGGGGTAGTACCAGTTGTGTAGGTAACCGAACCAGCAGATGGAGTGCTTGGAGCGGCAGCAGATACTGTGAATGAAGAAACTGTAGAAGAAGCAGCAGTTGCAGCATTGTATACATCGCTTGCGTAAGTCTGAGCGTCAAATGCGCTTAGGCCTGAAGGAGTGTCTACAATAACAAATCCATCTCCACGAGCTTCAGCGTAACGTAGCAATGCAGCCTGAGCAGTAATAGCTGCTGACTTTGTTGCTGATGCGCTAGCAAGAGTAGCAATATCTGGGGCATTGAACAGCATAGGGGCATTAACTACGTCAAAGTCTGAAAGGGCTAACGTAATGTCTGTGCCAGCAACAGCTGAACCATCAGATCCACTTGATAACTGAGCTACTACAGCTGAGTATGCCGGAGGAATAAACGTTGTATTACCTGAAACTGCAGTAAGTGAGATGTAGTTTGAGAATGTGTTAACAATTGCAAGCGCATAACGAGGGTTTGTTGAATCCAAACTCAAATCATTAAACTGCTCTAGAAGGTTAGACGTTCCGCTACCTCCAGAAATGGATAGTGGAGCACCAAACACTGCAAGGCTAAACTTCTTTGAAGTAACATCAGAAGAAGTAACCTGAACACTTAGAGCGTTTCCCCAAGCACCTGCGTTAGTTGCCTTTACTGTTACGGCATCCGTGCTACCGTCTGCCTGCTTTAGGGTTCTTGAAGCGACAGCTGAGTCAGTGGCAACTACACGACGTACGTATGCGTCACGACCACCATTTGAAAAGAACATGTAAGCAGCAACAGTTGTTGGGTAGTTGTAATCCAAGCCACCGTATGCTTTTACAAAGTCTGACCAAGAAGAAACAATACCTGGGGTAAGTGGTCCTCTTGCAGTACTGCCTACGAAAGCAGCAATTGCATCAGTACGAGCCGTTAACGGGGTCGTCTGCTGCACAGTTGTTTCCTGGATGTATACACCAGGACGGCCTAATGAAGCCATTTTAACTCCTTAAGTTAATAGTTGTGTTTTAATCTTAGGTTTAGGAATTATGCGCGGTACAACATTGCTGCTGCTATAAATTTTCACTCGAATATTTAATATTGCCAATAGAGTTTAGTTCCTGAACAATTCCAGTACTAAAGAGCTCAGCATTAACTCTAATGGAAAAGACATTAACAAACAGCCTTTTCCCTTGCTCAGTCGTATCTCTTTTGGCGTATCCAAGAAGTTCAATTCTGCGGGCAGTATTGTCTTCTGGAATCTCTAGCATGCCGAATCTAAACGGCAATAGGTCCGTTAGCACTGTTGACAAGATCTGGCGATCATGCAATGGCTGACGGCAGTAAGAAACAATTTGGTAGTCAAGATTTACTGGAGTAGGGCTCTCAGTCCATCTTTTAGCAGACGCTGTAAGTATATTTCCATTAAGGTCTTTTGCTTCAGGGATGTAGTTAAGTTCTGTAACTCCGCTGTGCTGACGATCTTTAGCGTGAGAAATGTCAGATAACTCAATAGTCATGTATGGGTAAGACTGGTCGCGGATTTCAACATCTGGTTGACCAAACCATACACCTACAGTACGTAGGTTATTCTTAGAGTCTGTTACTGCAACTCTGCTTTTTAAAAGTGTTTTTAAAGCTTTATCTTCACTAAGTAAAAATGGCATTAGATATACTTCACCTCACTCAGTGCGGTGGAGATACGAGATAAGTGCTCATCAAATATATCGTCAGAGCGATTACTTACTCTTAGCATGGCAGGATTTTGAACTACCTCTTGGTTTCCGTACTCAATGCCAAGAATCTGACCTTCTAAGTGTTCAGGGTACTGAATGTTAAAATCGCCACTGTCATTATGCTTTACCTCTAAAGCGTGCCCTAGTTCTACTGGCCAGCCACTTTCATAGGCATGGCGTCGAAGTCTAGCGGTCAATTTTCTTTCTGACCAGTCACCTGTAGCTTTAAAATTAGCTGCTAATTTTGGAATGTCAGTCACTTTTTTATCGCCTTTAACAGCAAGGACGTACCAACCCAACCTGCTGCTAAAGACAAAAGATTTACTCGGTCAGTGCCTCGCAAACCAACGAGAAACTCTCGGCGGTCGGCATCACTTTCCATACGAGCTAAGCGCTCGGCTAGATTTAACATCGCAAAATCCTCTTCTTGAGGGGCAGTACTTCAGCAGGTTCCGGATAAATCCGGCGTCACTATGAATGTACTGCCAAACTATTAAATAATCCTGCTTAACTTATTTCTTTTTAGCTGGAGCCTTCTTGGCTACTGCCTTCTTAGCTGGAGCCTTCTTGCTGCAAGAGCAACTGGCTTTTCCACAATTTGTGCACTTGCTGTTCTTGCATACGCACTTAGCTTTTTTACACTTTTTACACATTACTTCTTACCAGCTTTCTTTGTAGTAGTTTTCTTAGCGAACTTCTTGTTAGCAGCCGCTAGGGTCTTTTCGCCGTGCTTGTTTTTTGGGGCTCCACAGCCACATGTTGCACACATTTAATGCTCCTCGTGCCAATCTTTTACCGCTTTTACACCCTGTAAAATCGTTTTTGCTCCTGACTTATCAGTCAAGTTTATTACATCCCAGTCTCCACCATGCTTTTCAACATGATCCACATATATGTCAGAACCTTTTTTATATACTCTATGGGTCTGACCGTCTATGCGAATCTGAGAACTTTTAGGCTTCATACCTGTTATTTACGCCCATCCCACGTGGGTACGTATGAAAACAAAACAACTACATATTCTGTAGTAAATGCAGAACCTGAGTAAGCATACACAATATCTTCACTGTTTAAGAATAACTGAAGTTGTCCACCAGCCGCTATCTTAATACCAGCGTTAGCGCCAGTCACTGCACCAATAGTGTCGTCACCAATAGCAATATCAATGGTTGCACTTCTATTTTGGATGGTAACTTGGCACTGTGGAGTACCCTTTGGAACAGTGAATAGTACACTTTTACCAGAAGCGGGCTGTACTGGGATATGGTCAAGAGCCATTATTTATTACCTTTTCCTTTAGTTTGAATATGCTGTAAATTGATCGTCGTTGACCATTTCTTCTGGGTTGACCTGAGAAGCGTCCAACGTAAACAACGTGTATTTACCCTTAATTAAACCACGTGGGAAGAAGTGTGTAGGCCTAAAAACCTCGTTGCGGTAGACAATTCGATCTCTTAGGAAATCATCTGGGGATGTAGGGAGAGTGGGAAGTAGGCGCTCTACATCTTCCATATTAAGAGTAATTCTAAGAACATCAGTGTTGTAGAACCCACGCTCATCCTGAAGGGTAACGCCCTGAAAGACGACAGCATTTACAGCAGGAACATTAAATCCGGTTTTCCATACACGACCAGTCCCTAGAGAGCCAACATCATATACATCGTCTACTCCAGTAGCGGTAGCGTCCCATCTCCACCAATTTACTGTCTGGCCTACGGGTATGCGTAGATCTTGAGTAATCCCTGAGAGTATTGAACGACGCTCAAAAGGGATACTAAATCTACCGCCTGGGCTGCTAGCTTTCATTGGTTTGGATTTGGAGCTTCGGCAGATTTACCAATAGTTGCTTCTCTAGCTACCCAGTTGACAGTTAGTGGGTTGGCTAGTTCAACCCCAGAAGTTCCTGAGTTATATACATAGAGTACAAATCCGTCTTTACCAACATTAGCTATTCTTGGAATTAGCCTAAAAGTTGCCGAATCACCATTACTAATCGTTGCAGTAATAATTGGGTAATTTTTAAAAACGTAAGTTCCTGTGGATACAAAGACTACTGAACAACTTCTGTAAAGAGTGCCTCCAACGCCCGTATAGGTGTAAAAGTTTGCACTTCCTCCAGTTGGCCAGGAAGCTGTTGAAGGAAAAACTACCGATCCAGAAAAAATATCTGGCTTAGAGCTATCGCCATTAGATTTTACGCTCATGCTTGGGTCTCCGAACCATACGCGTTAAAGGATACTCCTGCCGTTCCATTTACAACTATTTTGTCAAACTTGTCTAGAGTCAGTCCTAGGGTGTAGGAAACAGTTTCATTAGGAGCAATTGACGCGCTATACACTACGTAACTCTCATTAGTGAGAGATGGCAAAAGATCTACTGGGTTAGTAGCTGCGTCTAATTGCTTTACAGCAATTGAGTAAGTAGATGTAGTACTGTTAGTGTTACATACTGTAATAGTAGAAACAATAGTCTGACAAGTTAAGCTAGCTGGTGTTGCTACATAAAGGACTAGCCCTGTATTGGTGGTAGCAATTACTTTTTGGCCTAAAATTTTATATGATGTAGCCATGAATAGGGCCTTTCCTTAATAGTCTAACTAAACGGTACCCGATTTGGGCTTAATTTTCAGCCTCTAACTTGAAGGCTTGTACGATCAATACTGATGCTTTTACAGCAGTCAGCATAAGAGTCACAGTCTTGAGTAGGGCATCCAGTACGGCAACTCATGTTGACAACCTCATAAATTGAGGGGTGTTATTACCAGTAGAAGTTGTTATAGTAGTAGCAGGAGTGGTAATGACAACATCAGATGTTGTATATGCAAATGTCATTGCAGGACCTGTGGCGTAGCCAGCAAAGTTAGCTCCTGCAAGGTTTTGAATAGCGTGTGTTGGAGTAATAGCAGGTGTTCCAGTCCAACTAGCAAGCATAGCCACAGCATATGTTGTTCCAGCAGCAAGTGTGACTGGTGTTGATGAAATGTCAAATGAATACAATGATGACGCAGTTGCAAAAGGGTTTGTTTGCCATGCTGACACAGCAATAGGGGTATACATATTGCCACTTACAGTAAACAAAGCAGCTTTAGCTTGAACATTAGTTGCGTTACCCAATTGAACTGCACCTAAAGTAGTTGGCACATTTCCCGTAATTGTAGTATCTACAGTAATTGTAAAAGTTGCAGAGTTGTATGCAGTAATTTTTGCGCCAGTTCCAACGCCAGATGCAATAACAGTAGCGCCAACAGCAGGGGTAAGTGTTGGACTCCACGTTCCATTTGTAAACGTAATAGTGTTTGAAGTGTTAGAAACTACTGCGTTATTACTATTTGTTGCGGTATCAATCCTTGCTGTTCCAACATAATTGTAAATTTTGTTAACAATAATGTCTGAATCTGGAGTAAACAAATAGCCACGCAAAGAACCAGAAACAATAGCAGAGGTTCCTGTGCAAAACTGACGTGGAGGAACATCAAGAGTATTAGATCCTTGATAGTTTCTTGCACGAACTTGAGCCAACGTGGACGCAGTGCCAACAATTTTTTTAGGGTCAATTGATCCAGCAAGGTCAGCGTCTGCAACAAGTGAAGCAGACAACACGTCAGAACCATTAGTCTTTAGCACGCCAGCCGTAGCACCAAAAGTAGTTTTGCCAGTGCCGCCCTTAAGAACAGGAACAGTGCCATTTAGTTTAGCTACGTCAGTTGAATAACCAAGCGCGTTCCAAAGAGTGCTTCCGTCACCAATTTTAAACTTGCCCGTATCAGTTTCTAAACCAATCTCACCAGCTGCAAGAATCGGGTTAACTTGTGCCCAAGTACCGGTAACAGTGCTAGGCCCTGAGACGCTTCTGCGCACTTGAATTTGTGTAATACGTGCCATTATTAGCTCCTTGTATAGTCTTTGATAATGTCTACAATCCTATTAAACATTCTATTTGCATAATAATGATTGCCAGTAGGGTTTGGATGTGCATCTGTAGCAATAAATATTGAGGCATTACCTGAACCTGGGCTAGCAGCTATTGAACCGCTAGCCACTGTAGGAGCGAGCCCATTTACCCAACCTTCAAGAAAAGGATTTACTATGCCAATAACATTTCCGCCATTAGTAGTTAACCGCTCAGTTGCCGCATTCCTAACAGTAGTAGCGTTAGCTGTATACTGTGGTTTACCCGCAGTACCAACAGACTCTGTTGGTGTTCCATTTGATTGACGGGTAAACACAATAACTCTTGCATTTGGCAGATTAGTTTTAATATAATCGTAGGCATATTTTGCATGGTTACCTAACTGGTAGGAACTATCAGTAAAATAATCATCATTAGTTGTTCCACAGAATATAACAAGATCTGGATTAAAAGCTTTAACTGCGGCTAAACGTCCAGGGTCGCACCAATTAGGATTTTCAGTAATGTCTGGTGGTACTAATGGGGCAACCACATACCCTAAAATTGGGTCTAAGTTGCTTCCATTGACATACCCAGTGCCACCAAGAGCATTAACGTAATAATCTACGTTCATCATTTCTCCCAATTGAACAGACAGTTGTTCATTAAGATATGCCTTTGCTCCAGAAACTGTAACGACTGGAATACCTGAAACCCCAGTTGTTCCAGTAGGGGCTGCAAAAGTAAGTGTTGTAGCATTTTTAACAGATGTCACTGTAAATGGGTTTGTAGTAGAACCTGTTGCATTGGCGTATGTAAGACCTGTGACATTGATAGTGTCACCTTGATTAACAAGTTGTGTGCCACTAGAAATTGCAATACTAACTACATTGGAATTATATGTGGCGGAAAGTGTTCCTCCAGTAGTATATGCGTCACTAAGACCTGAACCACCTTGGAACCAGGAACCATCATAAAAAACTACTTTTAACAACTTTTGTTCAACAGGAAAAATAGTGTCAGTGCTATTAGCTAAACCGATACCCGCAAAATCTGAGGCACCTATCATGACACGAATACGACGCTGCTTTGCAGTTGACCCAGCCAAAGTAACAGTTTGGTAACGCATAGCGCCTACTGATGGGCCACTATACACGGGTTTTTCCGTTATAGGAACGCCGTCAACCCATACCCAAATTTGTGAGTATTGTGTAGAAATAGTGCTGGCATAACGTATATCAAATTGAGTACCATAATGGTCAAACTCAACCCAAAAAACATTGAATGAAAGAAGTTCATATGGTCTGGCTGAATCTTGTCCAGATATAGAGTTTCTGTAATAGGTTGTGCCACTAATAGTGATAGGATTTTTAATCAACCCACGATAAGTAAAGTTATCGCTAGTACATGCAACAACAGTTGCACCTGATATAGCTGGGCTTGCTGAGTAAGAGATACTAGCTAATGTAGTGTCAAACTTAGGAAATGCATTAATTGGCCCATTAGTACTAGCTAAGAAATCATTAAACTTAGTTGAAACACTTGAACCACCTCCAGTGCTTGCTCTCCATTCGGTCTGATAGTCAGTACCTGAACCACTTCCAACTTTTGTAAGAACCTGCCCGTTAGTTCCGCCAGCAGGAACACCCTGACCAGCATCGCCCTTAGGACCAGTCTGACCGATTGCACCAATAACAGCAGGAACCCAAGCACCTTGGTTATTGTTTGCAGTTGCATCCCAAATTTTTAACTGTGACATGTGAAACCCTTCATTACGTCAACCTTGCGTAAGGTCCAGAGCCATTTGTAAGAATTACGGCAGTATTAGCAGCAGTAGGTAAATCAGATTGGCTAGTAACCTGACAATAAATAACTGGAGCAACAGAATGTATTACGGCAAGTCCTGGACCCCCTACTATTAAAGGCGCAGTATAAGTACCACCCGTGTTATATCCAATAACCCCAATAGCGTATGTAGTGCCAGCGTTTAGCGTGTATGTTGAGGGGAAACTGCCAGTAGTATCCAGCGCTCTTGTGTAAGTGGTAAAAGATGTAGCCCACAACGTGGCATCATTACCTGCAGTACGAGCAACCAAAGTTACAGTAGGTGCTGTTGGTACCGTATTATCGACCGTAAACAAACCCATACGTCGAATAAATGTACCACCACTATCTGTTGTACCCGTGTAACATGTGGTAGATATTTTACTAATAGTTGTAGATACCGCTGGTACAAAAGTAGTTAGCCAAACAGTTCCGTTGGTTAAGCTACGTGTACCAGTTGCTAACATACGAGACATAATGTCAAGACCAGTAGATGGTTGATACTGATCATTAGTACGATTAGTCATTGTGTACGCCGTGCCAGTAATCTTTGAGGCACTCAAACCACTTGAAGTAATGCTTGCATCAACAACTGTTCCAGCAGTAGGAGTTGCAGTCACAGTAATGTCTGCCGAACCGTTAAAAGGTTGCCCGTTAATGTTTCGCGAAGTTTGAAGTGTTGTCGCAGTCGCAGCATTACCCGTAGTGCTACCTGACGATCCAGAAACGCTACCTGTCACGTTACCTGTCACGTTGCCTGTCACGTTGCCTGTCAAAGCAGCACTAATAGTGCCGGCAGTAAAGTTACCTGAAGCATCACGGGCAACAATGGCAGATGCAGTATTAGCATTAGTTGCAGTAGTGGCAGAGTTAGAAACTTTACCTGCGGTAGAGATAGTAGCAAGAGCAGAATCAGGAACAGATACTAGACGTGCATTAGGCAAAGTTCCAGAAGTAATGTTTGAGGCATTAGTGGTGTCAGTTGTTGCTGATGTGGCAAGGCCAGAAACCGAAGCAGCAGGGACAGTACCCACCGCGATAGTAGGATTGAGAGAATCTACACCACCAATAGTAATTGTTGCATCAGCTGCAGTTACTGAAGCTACCTTGCCATCTGCTGTGCTTTGTGCATTATTGGCTAAAGTATTTGCTGTAGTTGCTGCCTCATACGCAGTCCTAACACTATTGGCTGTGGCGGCTTGTGTGATGCTGGTTGATCCAACCGTGTCGTTAAGTTGAACTGCACCCTTATCTGTAGTAGAAGCATCAGCAATACCAATAGTGCCTGACGTTGTAACTGGACCACCCGTAAGAGGTGCGGTGACCGCAACACTAGTGACAGTACCTGAACCTGCCGAAACCCACTGTGTGTCATAGTCCGCATTAGATGCCTTCGCTAGCACCTGGTTGGTTGTGCCTTTGACAGGGACGCTGCCCGAACTACCTACCACAGACGTATCAAGCCACAACACGCCTTTATCTGGTTCAGTCGACTGGGCAACAATGCCCGTGTTGCCAGTGTCACCCTTGACACCTTGCGCCAAATACTTCCAAGCGCCAGCGCCACTGTTCGCAGACTGATCCCAGAACTTCAAAGCACTCATGCTGAACCTCCGTCAATAGCGTTGATGTAAGTCACATCATTCGGGTCGGCCCACAGCTGAGACTTGTCTTGAGGCTCAGATGCAGACACCTTCACATTGTTTTGCTGGGTGAGTGTCATCGACACCCATGCGCCATTGTTGTTGTTGGCGGTGGCATCCCAATACTTCAGAGCGGTCATGCTTGGCCCCCATCAATAGTTCCATTTACAACAGTCACGCCAGTCATTGTAAAAGTCTCTCCAGTCACTCTCACATTGTTCAAGTTTGCTTCGGCTGTTACATATGGCAACAATGACCAAGTCTTAACGCCATCACCAATCTTAAACTGATTAAGTGATGAATTGTAACCAAACTCTCCGGCATCCAAAATTGGGTTGCTAGCCCACTGTTCAGTTGTGCCACGACGCATACGAATAGACGTTAACTGCGTTGAAGGTGTTCCACCGTCAAACACTCCGACCTGTGCCGATACTGTAGACGTGTCAGCCCACAACTGAGTAATACTTGGTGCGCTACCTTGGAAGGCAACCCCAACAAGACCAGTGGGACCGGTATTTCCAGTTTGCCCTACAGGCCCAGCAGGTCCTACTGCCCCGCCTTGGCCAACGCCAACTACTACTATTTCAGGGCTACCCGAAGAAACATTAATTATGTCTGTCATCCTTGCCATCCTGGAGCGTAGGGATCATTATTGTAATTAGAGATTTGTTCTTGAACAATTACCGCGCCCCGTACGTAGGTCTTTGTGTAATCTGGGTCAGTGTACGTAGCAGTAGCAGCGCCTACTGTCGATAGAACAACCCCAGTATCTGGGTCAGTAATGCTGTAACCATCAGTGTCTACAGGGGTAGCGGTATAAGTATTTTCTACATAGAAGCTATTGGTATTAAATACTGTAATAACAAACTCATTATTATAAGCATTCTTAAGAGTCTTAACACCATTGCTATCAAGCACCGCCACATTAGCAATTGTAACTTTTTCGCCAGTTACAAAACCATGGGCAGAGGCAGTAGTGTAAGTAACGTACCCGGCCTTAGCTACGGTACCCTTGTATCCTGGTTTAACGGCCGTAGCAGCAGTTGTAATAAGAGGTCTTGTAGCTTGCTTAATTATCTGTACATCCCACATAGCACGCGCAGGAAGCTCTGTAGTCTGATCTGAGGTCAAAGTAAGAGTGGCAGTTCCATTAGCAATGCTAGTTATAGTAACTGTAAAGTTTGCTAATTGAAGAACGGCACCTGAGTAGGCTCGGATTTGAGCTAAGAAAGCGTAATCTGCCAAACTGAATGGGAAATCCAAATCAACTTCAAATGAGTCGCCTCTGTAAATATTAATGTCATAAGTAGGAATAGTATCCGGTGTCTGATCCATGTAGTTAGGTATAGGTACGTGTAGGCGCTGTGGACGGCTGCCATCGTCAAGTTCTTGAGGCTTGTATACAGGTACGTAACGGTTTGTACGAGTAGAGTTGCGGCGTAAGGTAGCAACCTCAATTCGGTGCAAACCAATGTTAAGAAGGTTGCAAAGCTCACGGTACTGCTCTTTACGGGTCTGAATAATCTCCATAAGCTGGCGGTAACGCTCAGCACGGGGGATAGACACTCCGTCAGGGGCTTGAATGTCAATGTCATACGCAGCATCAGTTGCCAACGTAAACAAAGCCAGAGTGGCTGCTAGCAAGATTATGGGGTACTCTTCAACTGCCGGCAGATTAGAAAGCACAATTCTGGAACCGTAAGCATTAGTTTCTGTTCCAGCATGCTGTAGAAACGCGATATTAACGTAGTTAGTAATTTCTGCATCTGTAAAGTAGCGGTAGTAAGTACCGGCTACAGTAATGACTGCGCCCACTGCGGGGGCAGAAGATAGGGTAATAACGCCTGGGGTTTCTTCTACCGTAGAAGAAGAGGAGACATTAGCGCCCCCTACTAAGATAGTTATGCTGCTTCCCAATACTGGGTAATAGTCAAGATTAAATCTTTTAGTTGTGCCGTCTCCAGTTAACGTTTGTACAAAGGTTTTGCCAACATCACCAAGTTCACTTCTTAAACGACTTGCTAGATCTGTGGTAGTTGCCATTTACATTCCTTTGTTAGCTACTAGATACATTATCTATTTAAATTGAATAATTATCTATATAAAAGAAGCTCGCACCCACGGGAGGGCGGTCGTGGATGCGAGCAGCTTATTAAAAGCCTGGGTTAGAGACGCTCGTAGAGGTATCCCTTTTCCTGAAGGTGTGCTGCCACGTTAGCAGGTACCTTGTACTTTTGCCCGGCTTTAAAACTATAGTGATTTCCAGAGCCAATAGTTACCATGTCCATGTCTTCTGCGACACGAATGATAGTTGTATTGTCCGCTAGGTCAACACCCAAATCTTCAACCTCATCAATGAGTGTTGGCTGATCTGGCTTTGTTGAGAGGTCTAGTACCTCAGTCTCTAGGCGTGCTGCTTTATCAACAGTTGCCATAGTTACTTCGTCTGCACGACGAGCAAGCTCGGCGGCCTGGTCTTTAATTAGTTCTTCGCGCTGACGTCCGGTGACGTCACCTGCTTTAGCTTTTACAGCCATAATATATTCTCCTAATGAATAGCTCGATATTTATTGTAGAAATAGTGGGGGAGGCCTTCAAACGCACTCCCCCACTAAAAGGGGTATAGCTTAGTTGGTTTCTGCGATAACTACAGACTGATCAGTGATCAGGCCTAGACCGTAGATTGAGTACCATGCCAAAGCATGCTCACGACCAAAGTCAAGAATACCACCATCGCGCAGTTCAACTGGCAATGAGATAGCGTGACCAAAGGCGTTGTCACCAATGAAGATTGCTGAGTAGCGATCCTGTGAACCGTTACCCTGCTTGGTTACTGGAGTGGTGTAGCCACCGCCAGTTGGGTAAACAACGTTGTTTACAGATGAATCTGTTGTGTAGCCAGCGCCAGCACCATTAGGTACCTTCTGTACCTGAGTTGTCTCAATGAAGACCGTGTCGTACAAACGACCGATTTCACCAAGCATGAAGTTACCTGGGGCAGCGTACTTCGTTACTTCAATGAACTCAGGATTGTCGCGAAGACGACGGCTCTGGTGAGGATGAACGAACGCAACGTAGGTTTCGCCTAGTCTCGGAATGTTCTTGGTTGCGAGTGTTTCGACAGCATCCTTGATGGTGTGTGTCGAAAGGTAGCTAGAGCCAGTAAGGCCTGCACGTGAAGATGCAGTTGTACCGTCAGCGTACCAAGCATTAACTGCTGTGTTACCTGTGCGATCTTCACCGTAGATTACGGAAGAAGCTGCCATAAGGGTGTCACGAGCCTGACCATCAAGGTACAGAGCCATGTTGCGACCAAGAAGACGTGAAGCCGAAGCCATAACGTCATCGAAAGAAGCGTTCAGAAGAAGTTCTG